CTGTTACGATTGCCATGTTTTCGACTTGACCATTGACTTGGTTCAGGAGCAGACGACGGTCGAAGTCTTGCAGTGAACGGATGGCTTTGAGTTCGTTGTTGTAGTAAGAACCTACGAGGATCTGACGATCACGCAGAGTGCCCACTACACGACCATCACCGCCGAGTTTCTTATACTCTTCAGTGAACGCGCCGTTGGTCAGCAGAGTAGCCAAGTCAATCAGGTAGCTGTTGTAAGAACCTGGTTTCACGGCTTCGTCGTAAGACTCAATCGCTGCTTGCAGGATGGCGTTGTATTTCCATTCGCCAATGGTACCCAAGCCTACTTCCAGAGAGAATACTACGTCAGGACGGAAGCAAGTGTTCAAGGTTTGTACCCAAGCAGCATCGTCGTATTTAGGATCGTCAACTGGGAACGGTTCGAAGTTAGGCAGACGCAACATTTGAGAAATGTCGTAGCCCAGACCTGCTACTGAATGCAAGCTGTTCGGAGCCTGTTGTTTCGGATTCAGTGCAGTCATTACCCACCAGTAATTGTCCCAAGAAGCAATCACACCGGATACCAGACCGAAGAGGATGTTACCCATGGTTTGGCTGTCAGACGGGTTGATGGAAGTGAATACCACGTTAGTGACGTATACACGAGTCGCATCCACTGGAGTTTGTTGACCAGTTACGTTTGCGGCACCGTAGCCAGTAGAACCCCAAGGATTCATGGCGCTGGCGAGACCAGCAGTATTTGGAGAGACCGGCAGCAAATCAACATAACCAGTCAGGCGAGTGACTTCGCGAGCAATGTTCGCACCATCCAGGAAAGAGCCGCTGTTTTGAGATTCATCACGAGAAGATACGGTGTGGATGAAGTCGGCACGGACGGGTTGACCAGCATGGTCGAATACAGGCACAGTGTTCAGTTTGCGTTCGCAAGTCAATACTTCAGTATTTTTGTGCGCTGCGAAGTTCATGTCGATGAGTTTACGTTCACGACGGTTTTTCTCATATTCGGCATGAGTGATACAAGCCATGAGGTATTCGATCAAGTTATTCAGGACGACGCCTTGATCTTTCAGATCGATTTCGTCAGTGAAGAGTGTAGAACCACCGCAGTAAACAGCATCTTCTTTGAACTTATCTTTAGCAGTTTTCACGAACAGGTTAACCAGTTCTTGTACATTGAACATTTGACTAGGCAAGATGTCGATGCTGAACTTACGACCATTCAGGTCAACTTGTTGTTCACGCAGGGTATCGGTGGATTTGCAAATTGCAACCGCATATACACCACGCAGGTTTTTCTCACCATTCTCACCATTGCGACGAGCAGTAACCAGCATTACGTCCAAAGGCAGTTGAGGATGGTTGTTGTGGTCCATTGGGATAATGCCGATATCCACTTCGTTGACAGCAACGCGAGCTTCCAGTACTTCTTTCAAAGTTTTCTCAAAGCTCATCAGGGAACCATTGATGACATTGAAGCCACCAATGCCACGGTTACCAGAGAAAGTGAAGGGTTTCGCGTTTCCCAAGAAACCAGATTGTTGTTGGTTTTGTTTATCGTTGAAATCGATAGCCATTTTTCTTTTTCCTTTAAAATAGAAGGGTTGTTTACAATTAACGTTAACTGTAATAGATAGAATATAAAGATTGATTGAATTACATTCTGTTCCCTATTACACATTAATAGTATAGAGTTCAATATTTTTTAAATGATATTAAAAGCTATACTAAAATGTTCGTTTTACAAAAAGAGATAATATATCTCCCTATGCTAACCCTTTCGGATCAGCATTATATTCTTTCATATATAGGTAGTAAGCAGAAGATTTTATTTACTTACCAAATAGTGACTAAATAGATGGGTAATAGTAAATCTTCATATGACCGTCTATTACTTAAAAATTTTATTATATCAAAAAGAGTTCAGCTAATGTTTAATATTGTTGGTATCACGAACCAGATACGTAAGGAAGAAACTTGGCATTTGGCTTATGCTAACCGAGTGATCGATAACAGATTAAAAAGAGCCATTAACTGGTATCGTAACAACTATTACTACGTAGCTGGTCAGCACATTCTATATAGGATTTTACATCATCTGGATATTGGGGAAAATATTCCTGATGAATACGTAGAACAATACGTTTACAATACGGCTTTTGTGAAAGCCAATGCTTTAGGATTTACTTCTTATCGTAGCGTGGGGAAACTACACTATGGAAACTTCTATGGTCCGAATACGACGGAAGTGATTACTATTGTAGAGAATAACTGGGATTGGAATTATGTGAAAAGAGAATGGCAGGAATTGAGTCCTGTGATTGTCTTACGTCATGACCAAACCCATGTCTCTTATAACTTAATGACGATTAAAAACTATGTCGACAAACCAGGCTTTGCAATTATCCAGATTGACATTAATTTATTAGTCATGCAATACTTAGCTTGGCGTATACACCATAGAAGAATTAAGGTAGTGAATCCTGAACACAAGATTCCGAATATTGGTTATTTCTTAGGTATGGTCGTCTTGCCTAATATGCTACCTTCTCATTTGAACCAAGTGATTATTAATAAGAACTGTATGTTAACAGATGACAGTATTTCTCCTACGATTGATTACGTAGGCACTTCGTTCTATGTCAATACTTCTTCTCAAGAATTAGATGCAGATATTAAAGACATCTTCTCTCGAGCTAGAAATGGTAACTACAACATTGCTAAGATTTGCCAGAACATCCACGGGATTGGTGATGTTCGAGCAATTACCTTTATGGATAATCCGCCTATTCTTTTAAATAGACAGAATAAGTGGGTATACGTATTAGCCATGTCTCGATTCTTAAGACATTGTTTGAATGTTCCTGCTCAACCTTACATGTATGTCAATCGTGGTTATATTAATCGATTCAAATACGAACTTTTGAGTTTAAAAGGAGGTAAAGTATTTGACGATTATAGAATTGCTGATTTAAAACCTCTGTTTGAAAAAGAAGTCGAATGGTTGTTTAATTTGTAAAAAATAGATTCACTCTACTCTCCTGTTTAGGGAGAGTAGAGTATTGTTTTATGCTTTCTCTGCTAATTGAGATTTAATCCGATAACCTTCCAGTTGCCAGATTTTCTCAAAGGCATTGTTGTAAGCGACTTGTTCACCAATGCTGTGGTCAAAGTTTTCAGGATCAATACACGCTGAATCACCTACCACAGTAAAGCCATTTTTCAACGTAATGGCACAAATGGTTACAGTCGTATCCGGTACTCGATGGTAGTAAATACGTTCTACCAATGATTCCAGTTTTTCTTCATCTAAAGAAATGATTTCACTCATTTTGATTTCCTTTAATAATAGTCAGAGATTAATTTACTGTTGAACTTATCAAAGAAGAAAAATCCGACAGCTTCTAACGCAATGTAATAAGGTGCACACAAGTTAATCACAATGTCTCGTTTCGCTACCATAGGAATAATCTCAGCAGGAATCGGTTGAGAAGTAAATACTCCGTAAGGAATATTAATGGTTCCTAAGTAGTCTTTCTTCCTTTTTCTCATGTTCTCACGAATATCATTAGCTAACTCTTGATTGACAAAAGAGTTTAACCAATTTTCCATATCGGTTTTATTCGCAATATCTAACTTCACGTTAAATGAAGAATAAGGAGGAGGATCTGTCATGCCATAGTGTTTACCAAAGGTTTCATTCCAGAACTTATAATTGGCAAAAGGAGATTGATCTTCTTCTTTCTTATAAGAATCTTTCTCTTTAATCTGGGTAGAACGATAGTAAATAGGCTCACCTCTTTCTAAAGAGTGAATGATTCTTCTTTCAGCATCAGCGACTTCTTTTAAGATATCGAGTACTCTGATTTTCTCATCACTATGGAAATTGTACAATCTTTCCATAATCTGTTCAGCATGTTTAATGATGTCTTGAGGACTATTTGAGTTCCTCATGTGGACACCTTTCTTCTCAATATCCAATTCTGAATATACGTTACCTTCTTGAATCGCAATCGTCGCAATATAGTGTTTCGTACGATTTAGGTTTACGAAGATCACAAAGTTAAATTCATTCTTCATCGCAATACCCCAGATATACTTTTCAGGTACACCTAGGTTTGCGGACATGGTAGCTAGAAGATGTTTTAGAGTCAGTGAAGACAACATTACCATTGCAGAATACACACCTGTCGATAATTGTTTGTCTTTAAAACCTCTAGACTTATTAGTATACCATTTCGTCCATGCTTCTGTCGTAAAGATAGAAGAGTCTGTATCTGACATGAGTACGACTTTACGTAAGATAGCAGGAAGCATGGCTAGTGAAGAAGGCAGGTGACGAGAGCGCAAGAATGTTTGAATGTAATCCTTGTACTCTTGGAATACATGATACGTATTGATGACTTGTGAAGCCATGTCCAGTACGGTTTCTGTTTTCACGTATTCTGATTCTCGCTCACCAATCACTTTATCCGAATGGACTTGAATGGCATGAATCTTAATTTCATCTAAAGCACTATTGAAGATTTGTCCTGCTTCTTCTAATTCTAATCCTGGTATTCTTTCTACTTTTTCAGAAAGCTTACCAATGAATTCGTACATGAATTCTTCATTGAATTTCTTCATCGCATGTAAATCGTAAATATAAGCAATACAAGCTCTTTCTTCACGAGTACACTTAAAGAGAAATTCTTTAATGAGTTGTTCTTTCTCCGGCCATCTCCAATAGTTACGTGTACATTCTAAGATGTAATCAAATAACTCTTCGGTATTAGGGACATAGAGATTGTATTTATCCAATACGGATTTAACCGCTTCTAAATCAATATTGGTAGTCAGCGCTACTAGGTTATTAATCGTGACATCAGCAGAATGATAATGTCGATTTCCTCCTAGGAGTTTTTCATTATTGGCATTCGCATATCCAGAAGTCATCCGACAATTAGACGTCAATACTGGATGCATGGATATACAGTAAATCGGTGTAGAGGGTAAAGAAGAAGCGCCTGAAATCGAGTTAATGGAACGCTTAATGTTATTCTGTCCATTATTGGCAAAGGCTTCACCTACGGCATTACCCATTTGCTTCATTTGGAACTGACGTTTCTTTAATGCTTTACGTTTAGGGAATGCTTCTTCTACGTATTGAGTGATGTAAGACATTTTACGTTTATGCGGCATGAATGTCGTAAACGTCGCTGCCATGATCTCTTCACCGACAAAGGTTTCTTTGAGATATTGAAGTAAGGTAGAAGTATCGTCTTCGTACCTATCTCCATTTTCATCCTTACGAACACATTTGATCTTAGGATTCTTAATAGGGAATAAACCATTGGGTTTAATGTTAGTCGCTACAAATTCCTTAGCTTCTTCAAAGGGAATGGATTCCATTACAGATAGGAATTTAGCTTGTTGTTCAATGTAATCTCCTACTGGATTAAGTTTACGAGTGTATTCATTCGCTTGTAATACAAATACATTTTCTTTTAGATCGTAATTCTTAACATTAATACCAGAGAGATCATTACGGATAGATGTGGGAGTATTCATCGTATCTTCCTAGATTAAAACTTTCAAAGAATAATGAACACATAGATTAATTTACACTCTACCCCTAAGTGGAGTAGAGTGTAAATAGATCACCTTATTGGGGTGGACGTTCGGTAGTTTCTGGTTTACCAGTCTGACCAGAAGGAGCGTGCTCAGGATTTGCAGCACGTTCACCTTCGTTACCTTGAGCGGTAGGCGTCGCAACAGGAGGAATGAAACGACCACCAGCAGCAGGATTCACTTCTTCACGTTGAGGTGCAGCAGGTGCACCCGTCATCATCGCGTATTTAATGTTCGCCACTGCAGAAGGATCATTTTCTACATGGGGGACTGTCTGTTCATTAAAAACACGCTTAGCATTACGAATAAGAGTGGAATCGTCATTAGAGACTTCTCCTTGGAGCCAGTAAACTACTTCGCCACCTTCATAAGCTTTTTTAGGGGCTTCTGCGCCTTGTACTTCGGCTTCAGTTCCGCCTTCGACTTTCTTTTTAGCCATTGATTTAATCCTTTTTGATCAAAAGAAAAATAGAATGAATTAAGATCTTAAATCTCATACAAAAACATATAAAACTTACTCCCCCTACTCCCAATTAAGGAAGTAGGGGTTTCAGTTCGATTGCAAGGAAGGTATGGTATTTCCACTATCTAGTCTTACTGGATATTAAAGGAGATCGTCATCTCGTGGGGTATCGGGATCCAATGTTTTCTTCATAGAAGTAATTTCGAAGGTGTGAATTCGAACATTACTCATACCGCATTCATGATCAGGAATGACTATAAAGAAACCACTCGTTGTCTGTGGGGCTTGGGGAGGAGCTAAAGTCAGTACCGCTGTTTTGGTCCGAATCCGCTTTGGTTGAGCGAGGAGAGTTTTCAAAGCTTCGGAGGAGTAAAGCACTGACTACAGACATGACGAATAAGTACTAAAGTGTCTTTCGGTCATATATATAGAGTACTAAAGGGAGAATTAGCTCTCTGTTAAGACCAAATTAAAGTTGTTGTAACCTTGGATAGAAAGTGCTCTACGAATGATTTCTAGGTCTTCAATAGAAACACCATCAATAGTGGCAATGATACGGTCTGCACGAGTCTCTTGCAAGGTTTCTAAATTAATCCAATCCATGGAATAAATGGTTTCTAGTCCAGATGAGTTAACTAGCTTCACATAAATCATGGTCATGGGGTCATTGTTGTAACCCACTGGAAGATGTGGACGCATTTGCTCGTGTAAAGAAATAATGTCTACACCATTAGAAATTGCATTTTGGGCATTGAGTACAGCTAAGCATTTGGCATTAGCAATACGGGTACCTAACACTTCTGGCGCATAAGTATCAAAGGAATAAACCTTGCCGATTTGTAGTTGTCGATTCACAGCCATTTTAAATGGGACTCCACGGATTAGTCTTATAAAGAATGATGTTAAAATCATCGTACCCACCAATGTGGTAGCAGTTGACTTTATAGAGTCCGTCTGCTTGCAATACAGGTTTGGGTAGGTATAACTTATTCGTCATCATGATCGAGAGTACTGAGCAATATAATCGATAAGCCAATTCAATTAACTGGTTTTCTACATCGACATCTAAAGTGATTTCAGGATAGATGTTTAAAAAAGAAAACTCGTTAAAGAAGTCTTGTGTATTCTGTATTTGAAAAAGATGATCTTTCTTTCTCAGTACTCTATCGATTTCCATTATGTACAAATGAAACTGATTTAAACTAAAAGAAAAAGTACGTTTCATTTCATTCATAATCTCAAAGACGAGATTCCCATCTGAAATGTAGTACTTCTCTGATAGATCGATATAATAGGCTTTTAAGACAAACTCAGGATCATCTTTTAGCCTTTGGTGGGTTAAATTCATACGACATTGTCCAAGATCAAAGATTCCTTAGTGAACAAGATATAATTGTTTTGTGAAGACAAGTACATGCCTTTGTCACTGATGAATCTGTAATACGCTTGAATGACTTGAAAGAGTGTGTCGTATAGTTGTATACCCATAGGAGTATTTTGGTAATGTTCTATATTCTCTACGAAGATATCGGATAAGAGAATGGCTTCTGTAGAAGTTTTGGCATCGTAATCGATATTGTTGTAAGGACGGTTTCTGGAAATGAAGTCCACAAACTGATGAATATCGATAGGGTGGTTTGTCATTTTATAAATTAAGTCAGTAGCGATTAACAACTGGCTAGGGATGTTAACGCTAATAACAGTTTTCTTGCCTAGGGACATATGTGTCTACTCCAATATTGTTTTGGTATCTTAAGCAATAAACAGAGGCTACTGGCAGGTAGTCAATGTCTTCTTGCACTTGAATATAAACACATTCTTTATTTGCTGCTTTTGCTTTATCTAAAACTTCGTTCACTAAAGTATCTAAGTACTTTAGGATGGTATCTGCTACTTGAATGTCCAGTCCTATATTTGTTATGGTTTCCACGAACTGAACATATTTGTCTGAATCATTGTCAGGATTAACGTATTCGTCGTATAGCTCGGATAAATGTACTAAAAAAAAGTGGTGTACACTTTCGTATCCACAAGTACGGAAATCCCAAGAGGATAACTTCTTCTTGAGAAGCTCCTCTTGGAAAAATGCGTAAATGTCGATTAGACAGATGTCGGCTAAATACGTGACTGAATATCTATTTCCTGAATGGTGAATCGTATTTTCCATACGTAGTACTACTTTCTGAAAATAAATTTTATAGTACCAGTCTTGCGGAGAGTGCTCTCTCTTCTCTTGCTCGTAGATCATACACGGTATTTTCTACGTAAGTATCAGATACGTCTAAGAGTGCATAAACAGGATCGACTTCACTACAGGCTTGACCTGATTCGGCTTCTTCTGTCTCACAAGCAAACTGGTGTAACATTTCCCACTCAATAATTCTAAAGTCTCCTAAACTTTTTATATAGATAAACCCTTTATCGAAAGTGGTGACGAATACATCCAGTTTCTTCAGTTTAGAAGTTTTAATAATACCTTCGATTAGCTTGATGAGATTATAGACCAATATGAATAAAGGATTCATACTGAAGTCTTTTCTTTCTAATCCATCTTGAGTTAATGCTTTATACTGATTGGGGAATGCGTACTGAATAATGCTTTCTGTCAGATCGTACATTCTATAAAGATCTGTTCCACCAAAACGTTTAGGTAAATTAGCTCTTAATACCGTATCAATCACTTCTTTTACTAGAGTCAAGGTCTCTTCATGACAGATACGAGCAAATACCGTATTGCTAAATGGTCTATAAATGATCTTCTTAACTAAAGGATCTTTTACTTGATGTGATCTAAAGGTATTGAACATCTTGATTGATTTCTTATAAACCAATTCAGCACAAGATCCATCAATGTCTTCTACTAAATAAGTCACGCCTGGTTTAACGAGTTCCTTATAAGTATTCGATTGATAAAATCCAAAGTCTTCTGTTTCCAGTACAGGTTTGGAATAGATTCCTATTTTCACTAACTGCTGCTCTACGTCTTCTAATATTTCTCGTACGTTTAAGCTAATGATTTCTTCGTTTTCCATGATGATGCCTTAATGTATAAAAGTAATCGTTAAATAGAAAGGATCAATAACAAAAGTAATGGGGAGTTTAATACCTTCGTTATTGACATTCTTATCTTGAATGAATGAGCAATATTGAATGTCTTCTTGATAAGCTTTCTCTAATGCTGAAATGGTTTTAGAAAAGAAGTTCTCTACATGTCCACTCTCTATTGCTGAGACTAACATAGAGATATCTTTACCGACTTCTGTGTGACCTGTTAGATTCTTATCGAAATTCAGTAATAGACTAACCGTATCAATGATCTGGTATTGTTTGTTGATAATCACCCAACAACCCATTCGTTCTAACCAATAGGTTAAGATAATATTCAATCCAGCATACCAAGACCAAACGTCTCTTTTAAAACCACTACGTTCAAATTCCTCTTCGTATATCTTGTTAATCCCTAGATTATAAATCCAGTTAAAACTCGATAATGTAAATTGATGGTTCGTAATGTATTCGCCTAGGATCTCTTGTGAGGTTTTATCCGTTACGGAACCAATAGGGTTTTCTAATAACTGATGTCCATATCGGAATACATCTTGAATCGCCTTATCGATGTCTAAAGCGAAAAAAGTTTGATTCATGTTTATTTTCTATATAGTTGGATTATTTGTCATAAATTCACAAAGTCTATAAAAATACGCATAGAAAGACTATACCTACCCTGATAAGGGGTAGGTATAGGTCTTCATGAGTTTTTCATTCCTAGCGCATTCTAGATGGGTTAGAACACCAATCCGGATTCGTTGTCGCTATTGCTGACGTCAATAGTCGTACGAACCCGAACATTTTCCTTCTTATCGAATTCTTGGATGTTCTTGGTCAAGTCTTCAATCACTCGAGCCATCAAGTAGCTGTCGTGAATCGTGAAGTGTACATTGAACAAAGATTTCTCTTTAGAAGAATAATCAAACTTACCTTCTACACGATAAGTACATTTGATTTCTTGATGTTCTGTATCATCAGTGGTGTTGATGGTAATGACAGAAATGGGCTGGGTATCATCCAAATCTGTTTTCAATACGCGTTCCAATTCACGCTCATCTGAATCTACTGGCGTCACAATGTTCGTCAAAAGCGTCAGAGAAGCAGGAACAGAAGAGACTTTGGTATAGTCTAAGAAATTCGTAATGTCAGCAGAATCTACACCATGGACGTTACCTGAAGTCAAGATACGAAGATCGAGTACTGCTTGAGAGACTTTCTTATTGACTTCTTGAGGAGAAAGTTTAGGAGACACTGCGGATTTCGCATAGTTTTGGAAATACTTAATCACAGCAGGTTTCTTCGCTTGACGAGCAATAGACTCGTAGCTACGCAATGTGGCTTGGGTATTGTGGGCATAATTGCGGGTAGTCGCATCACCAATGACCATAGAGAGGACATTGCGATTTTCTGCCATCAAGTCTTTCATCAACAGTACAGAAATCACTGAACCTGAACCACCAGAAGCTGAATGGATGATCACATTCAAGATATCTTCATCGGTAGTGTGGTTATTGATAATACCTGCTGTATGTGGCATGATTTTATCAATATTGGATTTACGTACTTGACCATTACCATCCAAGTCTGGAATCAAAGTCAAGTTGACTCCGTGTTTCTTGAAGAAGTCTTCATTTCGTTTGTAGTTAGAAACCGAAGTATCTACCAAGATGACATTCAGTTGTGCTAACTGAGAATCATCTTGTTTGATGTGATCTTTCAAAATGGTTTTCACGCAATCAATACCGGCTCCGCCTACGCCAAATAAGTTTACAATTTGCATCAATAAATTCCTTTCGAATATTATAGAGCTTTATTTTGCTCAATATAATAATATATTTATATAACTAATTAGATTATTCGTATGAAAATTATAGCTTATACTATTTATTAAAACACGAATGAAAGGATGGACTTATGTCTACCGTGAATATGTGTCTAGCCGAAATTCATCAAGTGATTCCAGAAGAACTCATTGAGGAGGCATTTGTCACACCTTATAGGCAAGATTACTATCGTCCTGCTAGTGCAGATGCTCGCATCATTACGGAAATCTTTGAGAAACGAGTGATTCCTGATTTATCCTTGGAATATGCTCATCAAGTGACGATCCCTTTAGAATCTTGCCAGATTGAGAGAATCAATGTATCGGATTATGTCGTAGTCATTCCACCTAATGTCTTACAGAATAGAAAGATCTTGTCTGTATTGGGTGTCAATACGGTTAATATCTACAATAACTCTTTCTTTGGTTCTGATGGTTTAGCTGCGGGTGTATCTTCTGTTATGGCAGCAGGAGCTAAGATGGCTGCTGGAAATAGTTCTATTCCACCTAATTACTTAGAGAAGACTGAAGTTATTTCACCTAATTCTTTTATCATCAAAAGAGCACCTTATTTAAATACAAACTGTACGATTGATATCTTAGTTGAACACGATTCTAAATTAAATACAATTGATCGTACAGCGATTGCTTATGTGAAAGAATTAAGTCTCTTAGCTTGTAAAGCTTACATCTATAAGAAATTAAAGATACGAGTCAATAGAGCAATGCTGGATGGTGGTTCTGAATTATCTGCTTTTAGCGAATGGTTAGATACTTACGCAGATGCTGAGGAATTATATCAGGAGAAGAAACGTGATGCTTCTCGTATTCTCTGGCAAGCAGATGAAGATCAAAACTGGAGACTCTGGCGTTTGACCATGGGTAACATGATTTAATTAAAAAAGAAAGAATACTGAACATGAGTTTTACAGTGGTACCGGTTTATTCATTTAAACCACAGCTCAGTACTGAATCGGCAATCTTACCTAGACGATTTCAAGATGATGAACTCGTTCCAATTATGGGTGACTTTGCGACTCAAATTGCTTGTCGTTTGAATGAGATCTTCCGTAAAGATGGAAGTGATCAAGAACACATGGTAGAATCCATGGGTCGAGATATGGGTGATAAGAATGATCCTACGAAGAGTTATACTATCGGTCGCAATGATGTTGTCACAGGTGCCGGTGATTCTGTTCCTGCTATACGTGACGGGCACTTAAGTGTAGAACATGTAGAAGGTGGTTTAGGATTATACGACATTACAGGTGAGATTGCAGGATTGATTAAAGGCAATTCTCATCCTTTTATCTGGACAATTCAATACGAAACTTTAACCAATAAACATATTGAGAAAGTCAGACAATTGATTGTAGAAGGCTACTTTGTCAATTTGATTATTCTGGTTCCTGCTGGAATTAAAATGGATGAAGTTCAACTGAAGTGCAGTGATTTATTTAGTCTGATGGAAAGTACAGATAGACTCGCTGTCTTTGCAACTTTCGTAATGACTAAAGCTTAAAGCAAAAAAAAAGAAATGCACCTCTACCTATTACGGGTAGAGGAGTGTCTCTTTATTGCACGATGTTTTTGTTGACTGCTTGACTCAACGCATTCAGGCTGACTTTAGCCAGCTTGTGGAATTGAATCACATCGAAACAATTGGCACTTGGTTTAGTGATCGTGCCTTTGGTCGTGTTCACGTAAGATAGTGCTTCTGGTGACAAGTCTAACTTCAGATGACCTAATTCTTCTTTGATGGCTTCTTTAACATCTTTATTCAAAGCAATGACGAATGAAGCCGTAGAATCGTATTCTCCACTTTCACCTGTTTGATCAGGCAGGTAGAGAATACGGATACAAAGCGTAGGCTTCTCTTTAGGATTTTCACTGTCTGATAAGTAAAGTACCACGTCGTCGAAATGGAAACAACCAATAGGAAGCTTAGCGACTTCTGTACGATACTCGAATTCAGTCATAATCGAATCATCAAAGCAAACCATCGTAGTCACGACATCAAAGTCTTTAATACGAAGGTTCTCTTTACCTTGGAAGAGTTGCTTAGACAAATCATCCACAATAGACTTAGGTAAGTTCTTGTGGTAGTATACGGTGAAAGCTACTTTCTGATTAATGGTAATCAGTTTTGGCTTGACGTATTCGTAAGGATCGACTACATCTGGATTCGTATCAAGAGCTTCTAATTCAGGTAAAGTAGAAGCGATAAAGGGATCATTATAATCCAATGCTTTCGCACAGATGTTAATTCCCAATTGAGCGAGTAGGTTAATATACTCTTCTCGCTCTTCTTGAGTTTGACCTTCTTTGGAATAGTCTAAGATATACTTCACTGGAACCTTACCGACTGGACCGACTATCAAAGGAACGATTTCTTCCTCTTCATTGGCTTCTTGTAGTTCTGGATCGTATTCGTACTGTTCCATGTTAAGCCTCGAACAAATCCAGAATTTCTTGCATACGTTCTACTGTAGGTTTCTTAGAACCCAGTTCGATACGAATGATGTCTGAATCACCCAGATCTACTACGTAGTTTTGAAGATGCAGGAATTCGGCGATTTCATCCATGTAGAAGTAAAGCATCTTAGCAATCTCCATGGTACGATAAGTGAACTTCTCTTTATCTTCTTGTTGCTCCAAGTAGAAGAGATGATAGTGCACGTTGTGCAAGAATTGTTTCACCAGTCCATTCAGTGCAGTGTTAGCTTCTTCACGAGTGATGTCGAGTTGTTTGGTTTTCATTTTAAAAGTCCTTTAATAAAAGTTAGAATAAAATTAGATCATGTTCCAGTTGGAAATCGTGACCTGTAGTTCAGAGGGAGAATAACCCTCTTTCGGGAAGATGTCGAAACCTTCTGGATTGACAAATAGTTCCAAGAAGTATTCAACAATATCGAAAACATTGACTAAACAAAGTATCGCATTCAATTGGAATACTTTATTCAAATCGATGTTTTTGAAATTTCGGTTAATATAATCGTTAAGATCGTCAATGACCTCTTCAGAGAATTCACCTTCATTCTCTAAATAAAGATACGTCAAGTATTCGAGAATACCAGTTACATATTCCTTATCCAGATTACGATAGAATTTAATCATGACAACAAGTACGATTAAGTGGGATTCCTCTACTAGGAAATCTCCGATATAAGTTGCGTGATCCGCACAGAGATTGATGTAGAAGTAAATGGAGTTAGTGAGGTAGCGAGATACCTCGCCAATGATACGCTCTGTCTGCCATTTCTTATCCGCAAAGTTTTGCAGATAGTATTCCAGCAAGAAGATCAACGAAACATGATAAACCAAACAGATTTCATCCAGTGAAGCTTCACTCAAATCCAAGATAGGATTCGTGACATCCACTACTGGATCATGTTTGACTTCTACTGGGAATTTGATTTGCTTAAACAAATCTTCATCCGAGAGTTTACCTACCCATTCATGAAATCCTTCTTGAATTGCTTGAATAGCATTTGAATGCATTAATGCATATGAACTACCTGCTATATGCTTAATCGTTTTTGAAATGATCTCTTTGTCTTCTAATAAGAGGTCACGAAGTGAAACTGTTTCCTTACCTTGGAACAGTGGGCTACTTACCACACTGGTATAAAACTCTTTCAGTGTTGATTTGTCCATTTTGAATTTTCCTTTAATAATTTAGCTATAGATAGTGTAAAAAATAAATTAGAATAGAGAGATTGGATTAGTCCAATCTCTTTAAGTATATGTGTTAAATCGCGTGAGAGTGCGATTAATTCATGTTAATAGTATGGATTTGAAATAATTTATAAAGTGAGCGGAACATGATACTATACCTTAAAGACTGGGATAAATTTCCCACAGCTTTTCCGCATGTTACCACGAAGAATCAGTCGTTCATTGACTTAGCAAACGTCTTTAAAAAGATGGGATTAAAGAACTATTATTTCCATTTGGCTTTGCATGATCCTGACTTGGAATTTGTGGATCCTTTTGTGGATAATTTGTCTCCCCAAATGATTGTTAAGATTGCCAATGAGATTGCTGTCAATCCTTGGTACTTCTTTAGAGAAATTGCACAGACACCAGACTCTACGAGTGACAATAGAATGTTCTTTAGAGCGAATAGGGCGAACATCTCTTTGTTCTGGTGTTTCTTTAACCATTGTCAATACTTCTTAATCCAACCACGTCAAACAGGTAAGTCTTACTCTACAGATATTATCATGATGTATTTGCTCTGTTTCCGTAAGAGCTTGAAATTACTTCTGTATACAAAAGACTCTCAGTTACGCATGTTAAACGTGATTCGATTGAGAACACTGATTGCTACCTTACCGGCTTATCTAAATCCTCTTACTCGTAAGGATAGCAATAACTCCGAAGGTATTACCGTATTGAATAACAACAATTACTATAATACCATTATTGCTCAAGAGTCTGAAGATGCAGCGTATAAGAAAGGTCGTGGTAACACGGTAGAGGTACGTCAGTGTGACGAGGTGGCTTTCTGTAAGTTAAATTACATTACCATTCCGTCTATGGGTTCTGCGATGGACGCGGCGAGGATGAATGCTTTAGCCCAAGGTAAAGAAACTGCTTCTATCTTCACGACTACCGCTGGTAAGAAAGATACGCCTCATGGTCGATGGGCTTATGAGGTTTGGAATGAATCTGCTCAGTTTGATGAGAAGTATTACGATTCGTTTAATGCGGAAGAATTTGAGAAGAGAGTGAGAGCAGATTCTAATCCTTCTGATCCTTTAGCGAAGACTTTTGGTTTATTCCAAGTACAAGGCACGTTCTCACATCGTCAATTAGGTTATACTGACGAATGGTTGATTGAGAACATGTCTCGAAACAAAGTAACGGGTGAAGATGCTTTACGTGACTATTATAACGTTTGGACATCAGGTACAGAGTCTTCTCCATTTACGGTAGAACAAGCACAGATGATTAAGAACAGTGAAACTGATCCTCTATTTAGAGACATTGGTAAGTTCGGTATCATCATTAACTGGTATGTCAATCAACATGAACTTTCTGACTTATTCAATCATTGTCCGATTATTGTGGGGCTGGACTCTTCTTCAGCTATTGGTAAAGATGCCTGCTCATTAACCTTTGTGAATGCTTTGGATTTGAATATTATTGGTACAGCCAGTATCAATAAGGTTAACTTATTCCAATATGCTCAATGGTTGTGTGATTTGATTACTCGATTCCCTAAATTGTTATTAGTACCAGAGAATCGATCTTCAGCTCAAGGTATTATCGATTTCTTGATTGAGACTTTACCTGCACATGGTATTAATCCATTCAAACAAATCTTCAATACGATTGTCCATGAGAAAGATGAAAATCAAAGAACGTTCTTGAACATGGATGCTCATCCGAATCCTGCTTCAGTAGCGAATATGTATCGAAATACCTTTGGTTACAGTACTTCTGGTAAAGGTCGATACTCTCGTGATAACTTGTATGGTGAGACTTTCTATCGTGCGATTGATATTATTGCCGATAAAGTGAAGGATAAGAAACTGATTCGTGAATTATTGGGGTTGGTGATTATTGATGGGCGGATTGACCATGGTTCGGATAAGGAAGATCATGATGACCAAGTCATCTCTTGGTTATTGGCTTGTTGGTTTATCTTCAATGGTCGTAATGTCGGCTACTACAATATCAATCGTGGTAGATTCTTATCTAATGTCATTACGGCTGGTGAAGAAATTGATCCTGAGAAAATGATGAAGATGAGAGAACAAGAAGCATTGAAAGATAAGATCTCTTTAATGTACGAAGAATTGTCTAATACTGAAGATCACTTTGAATTTGCTAAACTTGAGAAATCTATTCGATTGTTAGAATCTAGATTGACTCCTGAAGCTCGTTCTCAATTAGCCATGTCTGTATCTGGCATGATTGATGACTTGAAAGAAACACGTAGGATTAATGCGATGAAATCTTCTCCTGACATGTTAAACGATGTGATGGATGGATTGAAGTCTATGTCTGATGTTTCTTTGAATCATCCTTTCATGGGTAATCGTAATGATTACTTTGATACCGTCTATCAACCGAGTAATGACACTAGCAATATCAATTACTGGTTAGGTTATTAAGACATAAAAAGAAATACTCTCTACTCCCTAAACAGGAGTAGAGAGTGGATTTATTCTTGTCCGTTTTTCTGTATAATAGACATTTTGATGTCTAGGAAAGCCGAGACCACTGCGTTGATTCTGTATTCCTCAGGATAAATCCTAGGAAGTAAAGTAGGAATCTGTAGTGTAGAGTTCATCACCTTCCTCATCTTTGTGGGGAAGCACTCAGGCACAATGCCTGTGACTTGATAGATGAAGAATTTCTTATATCTCGTAAAGAAGAGTCCTTTATTCCTTTCCATTACATAGGTTCTTTTCACAACTACAATGTCCATAGAACAATTGAATTGATTCCCAATGGTAATGATGGTTGGTTCAGACTCTTTAACTTTAGTGAAATTGAACTCTGTTCGAACCAGACCTGAAATCGAACGAGTGGTCTTGTATGTTTTTTGAAAGAGTTTTTTCAAAAAGCGCATATCTCATTCCTTAAAGTGTTTTCAATAACTTTAAGAATAATGTAATATTGGCTATTAGAGTTATTTACGTTATCCTTGATAGTGTTTCATGGTAAATGCTCTTAAAACAATGTAGAGCATGACGCCAGTACGAGTAGCTGCAATGGCGGGACCTGATCTGACTTTAGTCGCACGTCTTACGATGTCTTCTATATCTGCTCGTATCTCTAATAAAGTTTCTTCAGTAGAACGAGAGGAAGTATAAACACCTTTCATCTTAGAAATCAATCCAGCTATGTCTGAATTGTTTTTCATGGTATTGCGATTTAAGTAGAGGTAAGAGAGTAGATGATTCATGAGTTTTGCCACGATTTCATCTAGTTCTAGTTTACCGTCAGAGCCTTTGCCATAAGTATCACTGATCCAGCTTAATGTGCTTCTGAACATTTGAGCCGGCATGGTTTTATTACTGGATTCAATAATAGATATTAAATCAAGTTTAATAAAAGAATGTTTATCAGCAATGATTCCTTCTAAATAACGTTTGTAGGTTTCTAGAGATTTCTCTTTGTCTTTTAAGACTTCTTCCCCATCGGTATCGATGAAAGAAGAGGAAGACGAAGTAATCGTCATGGTTTGCAGATTCTTCTGTACATTGTAGATATTCTTTAACATGTTTTTAATACGAGACTGAGAGTCTGTAATCATGTAACCTACAGAGTATCCTGTATTGCGAATATCGACATCCATTTTCTCAATGGTGGTTTTATGGATAGAATGCTTCATGTCAGTCGTATCATCACCACGTTCACGTAATACGGCTAACCACGAGCCTAACCGCTTAATGGCGTACTTGTTAGACATGGAAGACAAAGTGGCTTCTGCTGTCTGTTTAGAACAAGGATAAGGCCAGTGGCGTTGCATACGTGAAGTCAAGAAACGAATGTTCATGATGATAACAATATCAGACATGGCTTTCTGTTTACGTTTCTCTGGAATCTTAGAAGATTTCCAAATCGAATGGATCAACCAAACACAACTTAATGAGAAGGGATCCGAAGCGACCACGTAATGCACAGGAGAAATGATTTCTGCTAAAGGAGGAGCGATGGTGAGTTCGTCTACTTGGAGTATCTCTTCAAACCATCTTAACCGATCTGAATTGATGAATTTTACTACAGTATCTCCTATTGTATCTCCTCCGAAGAATTGAGCATGTTCAGGAGAACGAGTAATAAAGGAATTTAAATATTGTTCGATTCGATCACAAAGTTTCGTGTCGATAGGTAAACTGGAACAATAGTCGTTAAATACCTCTCGGACATTTTTGTACATGTAATAAATTCCTTAAACTAAAAAAAGAAAATAGGTTAGTGTATAATCAGAAAATAGAGAGTACTCCGTAACGGAGTACTCTCTAGTAATCTGTCATGATTGATTAGTAGGTATACATTCTTTCCAGAATACTGAAAACTCATTGATGATCTTAACAGGATCAACATGTTTTTCGTATTCAGGAAGAATATAGTTCTTCGTCATTACTTCGATTAATCTTGCTAACTCTTTTACTGCTTTTAAGTAATTAGCATTAGAATAGTGGTCAATCTCGTAACGATGCTCAATACGCGTAATCCATTTCTTTTCTTTACCTTTTACGAACAAGTCGTAATTGGTATCAGCTTTACCTTCTACTTCACGGAAAGAAGTAGTGTGAGTAAAGCGATTGGTTTGTGGAGCAAAGGTCATCTTGGTGATGACTTTATGCTCTTTAGGGAATTTATCACCTAGAATGAAAGTGAATGTCTTAGTAGAGATATTCGCAATGAATTCCATATAGGCTTCGGATTCAACTAAGAAGTCATTGATACGATGACCTAATAAATTGCGCTCATGTTGATCTTTCACTTTCAAGAGATGACAAATATCATCAATATCGATGTGTAGATATTCATGTTCATCTTTGACTTCTAAACGAATCGGTACCAAGACTTCTGCATGACGGATAAAAGCGATTTGTGTAGTTTGATCTAACTTAGCGAAATTCTCTACGGCTAAGATTTCTATAGGATACTTAGTAAACTGTTTAGAATGAGTAGCCAATAAAGTAGTAGGAAGCAATACTTCCTCATCTTTGATCTTAGAAGGAAACTTAGAATTTCCCTCAGTAATGGTTTTGATGTCGTGACGGACACGATTGATGTTTTCTTCTTTAATGAAGATAAGATTGAATTCAATAATCATTTTAAAATTCCTTTATTAACCAATTATCAAAGTAAGTTCTTTAGGTCGATATTCGAACTTAGTGTTTTCTGGAATACAACCTAGTGACTGAACATATTTCTTACCTTGTAGTTTATCTTCAATCAGGATTGCCGTGTGAAAATCAACACACAATACATAAAGACCAGTATTCTTTTGTATTCCTATTGCCACCCCAGTTACATTAGGATAAAGAATAAACTCACCACGAATTTTATCTTTATTTTCTTTATCGAATTTATCAGTATAAATTTCTTCTATAGATTTAAACATAAAGTATTTCCTTTATAAAGTTAGTTTAGGATATCCGATTTAATAATATAGGTTTAAAAAATAAAAGAAAATACTCTCTACTCCTTTTTGGGGAGTAGAGAGTATTTTAGTATTAAGAAATCACCACAGGGAATGGTGCCATGCTGTAGAATACATCATTGTTATTATATCGAGTAAAGAATACTAGAGATACGGTAGAAGTATTGGTACAGCGAGTAGGAACAGAAAGATCCTGATTCCACATGCTGATTGGGAACTCATGTTCCTGACCTTCTACTAACAATTTAAACATATTCGGTTTAGGTGCTTGGTTTTCACGATTCGTACGATATTGAGGTAAAGTAGAATAGTAAACTTTTCTAAACCATTCTTCAACATCCGAGCAGTTATTGGCAAAGTTGTAATGGTAGTTCGTACCAGACATGATTCGTACATTACAAATCAAGTTCTCACCATAAGGTGGATTCTGATAGGCTTCAAAACCAATCAACCAACGATCTGCTGTATTGTCACCTGCATTGCGCAATAGACGAATATCGACTTGTTGTGGGTGAATGTACTCACGGAAGGTATTGTTCAATACCCCTAAGTCAATCGCTACGTTCAATTGTTGGTTAGGACCATAGAGTTTACCATTCAATGATCGAGTTGGTGAATTAGAAGTAATATAGACATCGTTAGTTACATCCAACCATTGGTTACGATCTAGCGTAAAGAGATACCAGTCTAATTGATAACCAATCGTGTCATTTACCCAACGTGGGATTGGGTAGAGTTTCACAGAGTACGCACCATCGCGTTCGGTAATGGTATAGTTGAAACTACGGGTAATGAAATAACGATTATTGTTGTTAATAACGTTTACTGATTTTTCATTTGGACCTAAGTAGTATTTCAATACCAATACACCACGTACACCTACAGTGGATTCTGAAGCACGATCTAAATAGAGTAAATCAAACTTATTACCATCTACCGGATAAGTCACCATGGTACCATCGGTATAGTGTACTTTACCCATTAAGTTAATCGAGTTTTTCAAGACTTGTTCAGGAATCAAAAGATTCGATTCGTCTTTGGCATCGATGTAAGCTGACTCTAAAGAAATAACCGATACAAATTTATCTGCATCAGACACATCTCTCAATAGAGCTGATTTCTCTACGATGAAGTTCGTACGAGAAAGTAAGCCACCTTTATCATCGTAGATCAGGATTAAGATCATTTCGCCTTCTTCGAGCTTGTGAGCTGAATAGAAAGGCGGTAAGAACCATTGGGTGTGATTATTGGCATCACGTTGTTGGATAGGTTCTAAAGGAATCTCATTACCGACTACATTAAAGCTAGAGTCGTACCGTACAGAAATAGGCAATCCACCTGCTCCAGCTACAGTTCCCTTATACGCAATCGCATGATGAGGCATAGAACCTTGGATATGGAACTGTGCAGGTACAGTCAAAGTAGGACGGACTACTGAATCATCGTAGAAGATTTGTCTTGCACAAGGTGTGGCTAAAGTACCACCTGCAAAGAATCGACCTTCGTCACGAGTCATTTCATCGGAAGCTGTTTTAGAAGAAACTTCTTCTAATTCAGGAATCAATGTGGTTTGATCCACTGAAATGACTTTATAACGAGTCAAGGTATTAATGTCTCGTACAAAGTCATTAACTTTAGGCACATACTTACGACGACCTTCCTTACCTAGGTAGATGTCGTGCAGTGCCCACTCTCGCCAGACCTGAGTATCATCTAAGATAGGTGGCTCACCATCTATCCCGACAATTGACACGTTCGCAGCTACACCACGACCGTATACGGGTTGGTTCACGGGAATATTGTTATCACTCACGTGCCTTCTCCAATTCTAATAAAATGCGAGATCTCAATCTCATTTCTAAAATAAATTCGAACAATCTGTTTTAAGAATCGTACTTCATGGTAATCCAAAGTAGTGACCTCATTCTTATACGTCGGGTGAATAGTGACGTGTTTCATGGAAATGTTATCCAATCTGAAATAAGGTTCTGCTACAAATAAGGATTTATAGTTCGATTCGACAAACTGAATCACTTCTTGATCGGTATATCGACCTTCCATGTTCGGGAACTTATATTGCTTGCGTTTTAGATCATGGATGATTCTAGACAAGATAATGGAATAGACTTTATAAAGTCCTTCAATCGGCGGATTAGAAGAGAATTCTTTGTCTTTAAAGAATTGTCCCATATAGTCCGATACTTTCTTATCTAAGATATCTGATTTCTTCTTAAAGCTATAAGTGTCTTCTGTATAGGTTAAACGCTTCGGTACAATAATGTCTCTGATTTCGTAGGGTTTACCTTCTAATTCAGAAACGCGTTCAGGAATGATGGATCCTCTTTCTGAGAATCCTAGTTTGGATTGATCAATAATACCATTACCTACTTTAAATAAGTAATTCTTATCATCGAAAATTTCCCAAACACCATTACGAGACAACATATGGTTATTGACATAACCTACTTGTCTATTAACAGTAATCCCTGCTAGACGAGTACCCTCTCCATTTTCATTAGGACGGGTTTCTGCAAAGGACATCATTCTGTAGGTAATCTCTTGACTCTCTTTCGTGAGATCCAAACAAGATTTATTGATGATGTAGACTTGTGGGAATTCTACAAAGTAATCTACGCCTTCAATTAACGCTTTACCATTTAAGAAGACATCTAAGTAACCATAAGGCACACGAACCGGTCGAACAAAGACATTGTCTTTTTCAACATTGTAATAATGCTGATTTAACGTAAAGTTTAAAATACCTTTCTTAAAAGGCACTAAGATGGTACGACACAAGAAAGTACGATCAGTACGAACAGTAAAGGTATAATCGTTAATCAAACGAGAAGAAGTACCTGTAATCGTAATACCTCGTTTACCGTTAATCGTCTTCCATGCCCAGAGTCCTTCTTCATTGGTTACATCTTCCCATCTATTCGGTTCTTCTTCCAAACCTTTAATACAAGCATAAACTCTAAATTCCTCATCTTCAGGAATTTCGACATCTAAGATGTTAATCGAATCATTAGGCTGGCGCGTACCAATACCAGAAATGAATTCTACCAATCGACAATCAGGACTTGTAACAGGATATTGATTATAATCTCCCAATCGTCTCCAAGATAAGAGATAGCCACCTTCATCGTATTCGAAAATAGTCGAGTACTTACGGTAAGCATAAGGAACATTTACTAGCTTACCACCTAAACCATCATCGATAAACTCTTCGTAAGGATGGAGAGATTTACCGGTATAGTAAGTCGCAGCATTGTAACCATAAACTTCTTGGACTTCAGTAATGTCACAAACTGCTTTGGGTTTCACAATCAATCGTGCTAATGCAGAAGCCTCTAATACGTCTGCTCGCCATTCGTCAATATTGCTTCTCATGCCTTGCATGGCAGCTAAACGATTTTCGTATTCGAGCTTATTGAGTTCGTGTAAACGATTATTGACAAAAGGCAAAGTCTTCTTACCATATTGCTTACGATAGTAGACTCTAAAAACCACATTAGCAATTTGTTCGTTAATGAAGTCATGATTGTCCATCATCTCTTTTACTAAGTTAGTCGAGATAGAGAAATCACAGTTGCTGACTTGTCGAATATTGGTTTCTGAATTACGATGTAATACTACACCTTTGTAAAGACGTGGCGTATTATTGGGATAAGCACATAAGTGGAAATCACAATCATCGTAGTATTCAAAGAGATTCTCTTTATAAGAGAGATTGTGCGTAAATAAGTATTTACGAATCTGATCGATTTTCGATTTAAACGTAGGCACAGAGCCTACCTTCATTTCTATCACTTTAGTAATGGTAGAATCGTAAATGAGTTCTACCACATCTTTCTCTAGGATTTCTACCGTAATCGGATCGTTAACGAGATAACCATTGACGTAAGTAAACACTCGACCTGGTTTATCCTTATACGTATTGTAGAACGTGATTAAGGGATTCTTTTCAAAAGACCGATAAGGTTTAGCGTATTGAATCGCTATAGTCTCTTTCGGTAGTTTCTGATCGTCGTAGTGATGTAATACGTTATCGTAGGTTCTGAAGAGTATATCTTCCGTATTCATGTCCCAATCGAGTTTTAAATCTTCTTTAATAATTAAAACCAGATTCTTCTCACGAGTGAGGGTATAGTAGATATGGCTTAACGGAATGGTAATCCCTTTTTCCGTATAGAATTGGAAAACTATTGTATGTTCAACACAATGGTCTGCCATGTTAAACCAATGAGATCGATCATGCCAATCTACGTAATGGAAATTGAAGACTTCTTCAGAAACTTGTCCTACCATGTAAGCGTGATAACGTTCATGCTTAGTCGGGAGATTATAATCCTCTGTGACTAATTTCACATGGTTACGTGTTCCACCAAAAGGCGTAATACGTTTAGGACGGACAATGCTTTGGTTATCTTGATACGGAGCACCCCAGAGGTTGTAGAGATAATGACCTATTAAATAAGGTACACTCATTTGGTTCACTCCTTAAAAGAATTAATAGTCGTTAACGATGCTGTTTACGGCTAAGATAAAGTTGGCTTTATCGCGTGTAAAGTTACGCAATGCCATTTTGGTTAGACCTGCATTCTTGAAGACTTGTTCAGAGAGACAGATGACTAAAGTCGCAATGAATGTCGGAATGTGTTCTACCGACATAGCTAGAATTTCTTGTTTCTCTAAACCAATCCAGACATTGGCATTCAAGTTCTTAGCAATGACTGTATAGAACAATCCTTCGTTGATTTTCTGTACAGCAGGATTGGAAATTTTTTGACGAATTTTCTCCAAGAAGTCACTTACGTTTTTATAGAACTCTTGGTCTAAGTAACGATAAAGGAAACTAGAAGGAATATTGATCTCACGAGCGAGTTTAGCAATTAAAGCATCAAATTCCAATTCACCTGCATAAGGATCATTGTGGAACATGGAGTAATACATCCAGCCTGACAATGCCCTTAATGCCAAAACTTCTTCATTGTTCAAGCTAAACGCCATAGACAGAGAAGAAGTAATCAAGTCTACATAAGTCTTCACGACATTAGGAGACAATGATTTAATAGAACGTGTGCCATTGTTAATCAAGTCTGATGTTAATACAGTACGAATTGTTTGCAATGAGAATAAAGGTTTATTGGCTACTGCATATTCGCCTTCTTGTCGTTCACGAATGAAAGAAGACAAATCGCAAATGGTATAGGTTAATCCCTTAACGGTTTCAATGGTTAAAGGATGAGAAAAAGTGGGAACAACCGGATTCGGATAAATGAAGATAGTCTTATTGGCTTCATTGATTTTCATCCAAGGATAATTCAGTCCTAAGGATTGTCGAATTGCGGTTTGAGAACGATCAGTATTGAACTTACTACCAATCGTGGTTTCGTAAGGTGAATAAAAAATGGCCATTTATTTTATTCCTAGGTAATATTAAATTTAAATAAAAGCTTTTATCAGTAAAGTCTCCGTAGAGAACATCATACTTTTTACTGATAAAAATTTCAATGTATCCTATATATTCAATCCAGTTACCACGATATTATGAATATCGTGGCTAATCACGTTATCAAATTAGACATAATCCATGTCTAATGTATTGCATATTCGCTTGTCAATAGAACATTACCGGTAATGTTTTTCATGTATCTTGTCTCTTAGTTTCATTCTAGAGATAGCGAATACAATTCAAAATTTATTTATGTTTTTAAATGTCTATTCTCTTTTACTATTAGGGGATAAGGCATTGGAGATTCTAAAGAATGGATATCTACATCAATAATCCTACGCCCCACAGTTTCCACTTGGGTACTAAGGATCTGTCTGGTAGACCTCAATCCGTCGTTTCTATCCCACGTGCTCCGCACATGGCTTTCTGCCCTTTCTACAGTGAGAAAGGTCCTGTTGAAGAAGTGGTGGTAGATGGTACTGCCTTTACCAAACTGTTTGGTAACAAAACGCTGGATCCTCTTTATAAATACTATAACCACTCTTCTGTGTTCATCGAAGGTATGCTGGCTGATGGCGGTACCATCATTGCTAAACGTATTGTACCTGAAGGTGCTGAACGTAAAGCAGGCTTGCGACTGTCTTTGGAATACGTTGAAGTTGAAGTCGATGAATACGAACGTGATCCTTCTGGTCAATTCCGTTTAGATCGTGGTCAAAAAGTGACCACTGGTCGTAAAGTCCCTGGTATTTCTTACCGTTGGGTATTGGAAGAGTTGAAACCAGAAATCGTTACTCTTTCTAACCGTACGATTCAAAACTCTGGTTTGGGTCATGCTGCTACTAACCAAGTCGACTTCTCTGTAGAAGGTGTGATTGGTAAACGTTATCCTATCCTGGACTTTGAAGTAAGTTCTTCTGGTGCATGGGGTAACCTGACGGGTATTTCTATTTGGGCACCTAAGATCAATGATCAATCCCCTCTGAATACCACTGCTCTGAATGACACAGGTTCTTATCCTTTCCGTCTGCAAGTCTACACCAAACCGAACGTTACGAGCAACAAAACAGTAGAGACTACTACTTTGGGTGCGCGTGAAATCGATTTCTCTTTCAAACCAGGTGCCGTATCTAAAGTCGGCACACGCTATAACCTGGCTGAGACTTTCGTTAACCACTACAACAATGTTCGTTCTGACGACCCGACCATTCCTTCTACCTTCGGTTCTTTCAGCCGTATCCATGTTTACCAACAAAGCATCGATACTGTACTCGCAGTCTTCTTGCAAAAAGAATTGGATGTCTCTGGTTCCCAAGTTCCTGTTCTGAATCCTCAAACAGGTGAAATGGAAAACGTGACTCGTTACTACGGTGACTTTGCTGCGGTAACTGAAGAAACCAAAGCAGATGCTAAATACCTGTTTAACTTGTTTACCGGTATGCACTCTGATGGCCGTCCTTACCAAACCTTCCGTGTGTCTGACAATGTGACGACTACTGAAGGTGAAGTAACTACTTTGCGTGAAGGTTCTGTACAGTGGTCTACTGGTGGTACTGATGGTGAAATGAACGATACTAAGTTCGCTGCTGCTGTTGATGCATTCTTGGAAGATTTTGCAGATGAAAACGGCAAGTACATGGACGATACCACCTATAACGATTCTGTATTCTACGATACTGGCTATCCGATTGAAACCAAATTCAATCTGAATAAATACTTGGCTAATCGTAAAGACCGTTGGGTATGTGCGACTACGCACGTTTCAGGTGAAGGTATCGTCCTGCCTGCTGAAGAGAATGCTCGTCTGGCCGCCATTCGTAACCGTTTGAAACTGTCTCCTGATTCTGCGATCTTCGGTACGCCTACATTCCGTGCGATTGTAGTTAAAGGATCTGGTAAATTCCGTAGTTCTGTTTCTAGCTACGAGAAACGTGTACCACTCTCTTACGAGATCTGCCGTTTGTTCACTAAGTACTGGGGTGCTGGTACTGGTCGAGCCAATACTCGTTGGGATCCGACTGAAGGTGACAACAACTATCTGCGTTACTTGACCGATATCTCCAATCCTTGGACGCCTTACGTTCGTCGTAATGAAGCTTGGGGTGCTGGTGGTATGTGGGCTGAACGTAGTGAATCTGGTCGCTTCTACTTCCCTGCTATTCGTACTATTTACGAAGACTACTCTTCTACCTTGATGAATGCTCGCATCATGTTGTTCCATGTTGAATTGAACAAAATTGGTGCAGAACTGCGTCGTCGTTTCTCTGGTAAAGACTGGTCTCAAGCTCGTCTGAAACAAGAAGCAGAATCTTGGTTCTACTCTCAAGTGAAAGACAACAAGTTTGGTGGTACCATTGACGTAGAAGGTGAGTTGTACTTCACTGCGATCGATACAGAACGTTCTTGGTCTTGGCACTTTGTGGCTCGTGTATACGGCGACAACATCAAAACGGTACAAACGTTCTACAGCGAAAACTACCGTCGCTCTGACAAACCTGATGACTTCAGTGGCATCTCTGCCTAAGTCTATTAGAATTAGAGAGTTAATACCTATTAGCTCTCTTTCTTTATTTAAAGAATCTTATTACAAGGTAAACCAAAAATGGCTCGTATAGAACCCGTTTTTATGACTAAAGGCACAGGTGGTTTTGCTGACGGTATTCAGGCTCCTGTAGTAGGTCTCATTGAAGGCGGTAACTTCGGTTATGCTAAACAATGGGCAGCTTGGATCAACAACACCCCTTACACCTCACGTCCTCTTATCTCTTTCCTTCTGGAAGCACCACTGGGTTTCAAATTGCTTCCTGAAGGTAAAACCCACATTGCTATCTTGCGTAGCTTAGTGGAAACCATTCGACATCGTATTAATGGTTTGGGACACAAACTGACTGTCTCTACTGACCAAAACCAAGCATTTGGTGGTTCTGGACAAAAATACGAAGTATTCACCAACGTGACTGAAGATCAGTTGAACGTTACCATGTCTTTCTGGGAACGTCCTGGTCTGGCGATTGGTCGTTACATGCGTTACTGGATTGAAATGCTGATGATGAATATGGAAACTAAATATGCTTCCATTTCTACAGTAGCCGGTACTGCTGATTACGATGCGATGCCTGACATGTACTCCATGTCTATGTTGTTTATCGAACCGAATGCAACCATGACTAAAGTGGTTCAATCTTGGATCGGTATCAACATGTGGCCTAAGACTTCTGGTGACAACGAAGCAAAACACGATAAAGAGAATCCTTCTGAAACTCGTGAATTGCAAATCGAATTCACTGGCATCTACCATTACGGTCCTGGTGTAGACTTCTTTGCTCAAAAATTCCTGGATAGTATTAAATTAATCAACGCCCAAGTGTGGACAGAAGAAGCACTGCATGGGAATGCTGGTCTTGACTCTATGGTAGCAGGATCTAGGATGTCATTTGGGGAAACTGTCAGAAACGTGTCACGCAAGCAATTCAGGTAAGTAACTCGGAGTAGAAATAATAGTAGGAGGACTACTATTATGAAGAGTGAACAACTTAATGAATAAAATTATCCACAGTCCGCTCTCCGAAAGGGGAGTGGGCTGTAGGTAATTTATGTTTTTGTTTTAATCTAGAGGATTACTTGAAATGAAAGATATTCTAACTAAAGAACAATTACTGGAAAGAGGTTTTTTGGCAGGATAAGATATTCGATAACTTATTCCATGATAACAGAGGAAAAACTTACAATCTAAGATCTAATCGATTTATCAATAAGATCTATAATGATCCTGCAACAGATATTAAGTATAGTTTAGTTAGTCTAAGGAATGGTACAGTTATTAAGGACTTAACAGGATTTGTTGAAATACCTGGTTTTAATAGCTACATGATCAATAGAGAGGGTGTTTTATACAGTAAGGTTTATAAAAGAAAATTAAGTCCTTTTACTAACTCTTCTGGATATCTAGCTGTAATGATAAAAGATGACGATGGGTTAGATAGAAATAGGATGATTCATCATTTAGTTACCATGGGTTTTAAATACGATGAATATCTGAAGTTAAAAGAGAGTCAAGAGTTATATACTTTTTCTGACGAAGAATATCTTGTTATTAACCATATCGATGGAAATAAACAGAATAACTGTTTAGATAACTTAGAGATTGTCTCTCAGAAGGAAAATTATAAACGTCCTGTAGAGAATAGTCTAAAGCTTACTAAACCTATTGTGATACGTTGGGTAGATACTGGTGAAGAAAAGGAATTTATATCAATACAGAGTGCTTCTGTTGCACTAGATATAAATCCTAAAACACTTAGTCAACGTTTTACTAGCAAAGATTATTTAAGAACGGTATATCCAGAAGGAATACAGATTAGGTACTTAAGTGATCCTGATTTCGAAAAACCAATCTATTACATCAATAATGGTTCTGTATCTATAGGGGTTGCCGTTATTGACTATAAGGTTTCTCCATTTCACGAAAAACATTATCGTAGCCTGAATGCTTATTGTGAAGAAACTGGTTTACGATTAGGAACGGTAGTGAAGTCCATGAATAATCGTGAACAAACTATTCTGAATAACTTGCATCGTATTAAGAAATTAGATGACTTTTCTGAATGGAAAACTTGTTATCGCAATGATCCTATTTTAGAATTGGATACAATACGTAAAGTAACAATAATGGTATTTATCAAGGACGGCGAAGTACCTATTGTATTTCTACCAAATACAAAGACTGATGATTTAAAAGATTTGCAAGAATTTAATTCCTATCTTCTTGAAGATTTGTCAGACTGGTCTAAGGAACCAGGTTATCTTTTAAGTAATGGTTATCGAGTTTATCGGTACAAGGATTTCGTAGAGAGTGAGGATTATGAGAAATGGAAGGGACGTTATACAGAGTATAGGTATTTTGGAGGATAAACTAAAAAGAAATCTCTCTTTATTATGGGAGATTAGATTTGTGGATTTAAACTAAAAAAAAGAAGCTCCGATAAGGAGCCTCTTTAGGTTAATTAGTAAACACTACTTAACCATTCATTGAGCAAGTCATTATTGGCTTGTTCTTGCAATGCTAAGATGTACTCTTCTTCTTGTGTTAAAGGTCGTCCTAACATTGACTCTTGTTTGATCACTTGGACCAAATAGTTAAAATCCACATTTCACAGATCCCTTCCTTTACATTGACCTAAATTAAAATCCTCTACTCCTTTTTACGGGAGTAGAGGATTCTTTTTCAGTCTGTTTGTAAATTACGATTGTTTATTTGCTACGTAAGCTGAGATATCATTCATGATACGCTCATTGTTAGAAGAAACAAATTGAAGTACTTTCTGAATATTATTGGCTAATGTTTCACTCAGTAAATCTTTATTTGTTGCTTCTACTTGATAACGAGGTCCTGTAATAAAGTAACTCTTATCAGGAGTGTCTTGATAAGTGAAATGGACGCCATGATAAGCTATTTCGGGATCAGGATTGAATGCTACCTTATTGACACAGACTTGGTGTAGTATGATTTCATTGGGTTCGTTATGGACTTTACCATAAATGAGGTTTGTGAAATCAGCATCAATAGTCAGTGCAAAGTGACCATAGTCTTTAGCTTCCAGAATCAAAGCACGAGTTTGTTTGACTTCAGGATGGTCATTATAGAATTGCTCAAAACCACTTTCTTTAGGAAAGTAGAAGACTTTAAAATTGCTAGATAATGTTGCCATAATAGTATTTCCTTTACATGTTAAAAATAAAAACGAGGGTAGAAATTCTACCCTCACTAGATTTGCTTATTCAGCAATTATTTTAATAACTCAGAGGCGTCTGTAAAATCACTCACGTCATTCAGTAATTTGTTATTGATCATCCTAAATACTACATTCGCATGTTTTTCAACAATATCGAAAAATGGGTTAATAACCAAATCTACTAAATTAGTTTGGGAATTAATAATCCGACTGGTTTTATACGGTAATAACCAGATAGCAGACTCCAGGTCTTCTTCAATATTAGTATCATTATAAACATAAGTCATTTCTTTTAATACCAATCCTGCGTTATATACACAATCTTGATCAAAGAACTGTACGGCTCGTAGATCGATAATACAAATGGGTTCTATATTGTTTTCAATATAGAATTCTGTGTAGGTGTCTAAAGCCAATAGCAATACATATTCCAAACCTATAGGTAAATTTATAGGAAATGAAATACAGTTCTGATTATTTCTAATCTCTTCATCGATAGAAGAAACTGGAATGATATACGCTTTCAAATCTTGTTTAATGGTCATTTTGCTCTCCTAGACTTAGTCAACGATTATACCCAAGTGACGTTTTACGTCATCTACTACATCACCCACGTAGTTGTTTACATGGGTAAAGAAGGGTACTTGGTTATTACGAATGGCATTCAAAATAGGTTTAGTGATTTCTTCACCTAATTCAAAGTCTTCTGGAACGAAGTCATGATCAGAAAGACCTAATACATATCCGTATCCACCATCATCGTAATATTCGATGTCAACATCATTTTCAGATTCGACTGGGCTGTAAGCAATATCGTAAACTGCTACAGATGCCCAAGTACCATTGATGTTATCTGATGTCTGACTTACTTTCAGGAAAGACTCAGTATAGACTTCCGGATTATGTTCCAAAGGATCGTATACGTCTTGGTTATTGGTAACCAATAGGCGAAGACCTTCCTTATTCGGTACTTCAACCGGAAAGGTTACATAAGTGTATTCCGATTGATTATAAATCGCCTGATTCAAGAGATCTTGATTGACGATGTAAGCTCTAGTGTGGGTTACGACTACCATTTTGATTTTCCTTTACTAAATTTAGATTAAAAATAAAGACTACTCCTGTTTAGGGAGTAGTCTTTTCTACTTACAAATCTTTAGGTTTTTCACACAAGTCAAAACCAGCGATTCGTTTTAAACGATCCAGTTTCACTAAGTTAGGATCAGTGACTAAACCTAATCCTTCTACTAGGTAAATAGGACGCAAGATATAGTTGTTACATGGATCTTCATCGTCATCGGACATGATTTCAGAGAAGCCACTACCTGAATCCATATCGACACTAGCCCGTACTTGACCATCTAATACGACAAACATGTCAATACGACCCATTCTCTCCAAGTTAATATAATCACGAACTACACGAAAATCTTCTTCAGGAACGAGTTCTTCTACAACTGGTGTAATATCCCATCCACCAGTAGTCAGTCGTTGAAGTTGATCGTAGAATGGGAAACTTATATAGTCCCCAGGGCGAACAATCATGTGTTCAATAATCCCCAGATTATCCAAAACCAAAAGACCTTTATCGTAACCAATTGAACCTTTTTTCTTCGCTGTATACTGTTCCTCAAATATCGAGTTTTGCATCTTATTCGAGAATATTTCCGATGCCAATTCTTTCTTATCTTGGCAATCGTACACAGTACAAAGAAAATCAATGATGTTCTTATTGGTTTCAGATTTAGTCAAAAGTGTAGATAGCTTCAGCAAGCTAGTTTTATAGATGACTTCATCCATTGTTTTGACGATGTCTAAATCCAGTTTAGATTGTTCAGTCAATTCTTTAAAGGTGTCGTACCATTTAGTAAAAATCTCTTTGAGTTCTTTATGGGCAGACTTCTTGCTATGAATAATGCGATAGATCCAGTTTTCGTAACTGGTTTTAGGATGTTTATATATGGTATCCAAAACCAATTCCACATCGTGTTTTAATTGTTCAAACATTTTAATTTCCTTTACTAAATTTAGATTAGAAAAATGGTAATGAAAGGATTCATTACCTAATACATTTTAATGATATAGATTTGAAATAAACTATATTAAAAAAAATAAAATACACTCTACTCTCCTTAGTTAGGGAGAGTAGAGTATTTAAGATTTACATCACACGAATCTTATTCATGTCAAAACGAATAATCTCGTTAATGTGTTCCATGTCGAAGACACCTACTTCGGATTCGTATACAGGTGATAAAAGGCATCCTGTCGTATCGATATCTATTGTGGTAGTGATATTGGCTTTCACCTGAGCATCTTTCAGATACAAGTGATAAACTTTACCAATCTCTCGCCCTTGCTCTTTATCGTACACTGGAATACCACCAGCTAACGCATTACGAATAACTGCATAGCCTGGCTGACTCATGGACTTAGGATCTCTTAAGAATGACAAGAGTAGTAATCGATAATCGTATACCTCTATCCCTTTACCCGTTGGTGTATTCCAATTCTTATACGTAGATTCTATTTTCTCTTTTGAAGAAAGAATAGCATAAACACTACGTACTTGATTGATGAATAATCCAAATTCTTCTTGGTTTAAACGATAAGCTTGTTGAAGATACCATGCTAAGTCAGGATACTTTTCAGGACTCATGACTTTATAAGCAAACATCTGTGCGGTATAAAAGTTTACGTCTAAACGTACATTTTCAAACATGTCGTAAGTAGGAAATCTACGTACATGATCTAATCGCTCAAACAGGAATTTAAATACGGTATCGTTACGGCTATTTTGGTAATAGTCTCGTAATGTTTTACCATAGTTTTCTTCTTTATTGGCATCATTAGTCAATAAGAACAATGAACGAGCTAAGATGTTAGCTTGATCTATCTTATACTGTTTCAATTTCATTTTATACCTCTTGAAGATCTTTCAATGGTAAGCCTTCAATAAACTCTGAAGGAAAGATAAATGTATAAGCGTGGTTGTATTCTTTCTTATTTAGTTGGATAGTAAGTACAGTAAGATTAGTAGCTTTACTTTTCGTCAGTCGATACTCATGTACAGTATAACCTTTACGTACGACATCGAAGTTATCCCAGAATCCTAATAAAAGATTTTCGAACAATAAGTAAGTATTCTTATCTTCCAAGATGATTTTTGTAACAGAATGTTCTTTACCTTCTTTAGTAAAAATAATTTTCTCTACATTAAAACGAGTACCTCTAGTCTTAGTTAAACAAAAGACAATCCCAGATAAGACATTCTCTAATACCTTTGTCGTTCCTTCGTTGTGGTTAATACGAATGTAGTTTTGTAAGTTAATAGATAATTCAGATGGGTCGTATTTATCTGCTAATTTGATGTCCATAATAGATTCCTTTCATTAGAGGCTCTAGAATCGCTCTAGAGCCTCGTTTAGTGATTAAGATAGGTAAACCCTAGTAGAGACGTTTACCATTACCAAATACGCCATTTATGGCTAAAGAAGTACGTGCTTTCTGCTGAAGTAATTCTGATAGCTTTTCAGTATCTTCTTTTAACATAGCTTCTTTAATGGCTTTGCGATTTTCTTGAAGTTCTTTCGCTAATTTGCTAAAGTTATTAGCAATAGAACTGATGGTTTTCTTCATGGCTTTTTCAGCATGAAGTACCACTAACGGTGTTCCCTTCAGTACTTTACGAGAAGAATTGTCTAGATTTTTCAAAAAGAATGGAAAGTCTTTCAGATTGACATATTTGAACTCAATCATGAATTTCTGACGTTTCTTTCTGGATTTGAATTTAAAGACTTCATTCTTTCTTTGCTTTAAATACTTATTCAATTTGATTTCCTTTTACTTTTTGAATTTCAAAACTTTAGCAGGAGTAACTTCACGATAATCAAAACAATGCAATGAACGAATGATGTCTACAGATTCTTCGTCTATCTCATCAGGTACATCTTCATCGACAATATAGTTAGGATGGAATTTTAAAAGTGATGTTTCACCTTTCTGGTATTTCTCTACCATCTCTTCTAACTTCGTACCAGGATAAGCACTTACAGTTACCCAATAGCTATCATCACGACAAATAATGTCAGAAACGTATCCTTCTGGTTCATTATCAGTGATTACTAAAATATCACCAATATCATCCTTACTGATTAAGTTTCGAATAACGGGAATAGGTCGAGAGTATTCGCCTGACATGTCTTGAATACGTTTAGATACCGGATGTTTCTTCTCAGTATCGTTAGCTTCTAAATATTCCAACATTTTAAATGAATCGTTTAATTCAAAAGTGGCTACTTTCATTTTAGTCTCCTTAGTGTCTAATCCTTTTAGATCGACATTTAATGGTAATAATGCTGGAAGCTCTATAGACGATTCTACTTTAAAAGTTAATGAATCCTCCTGAATGACTTCTACTTTATTAATCACGACATTACCTTTAAGAGGAATGGATTGGTATAGAGGTTGGTAAACACCATCTTCCTCTCGTAACTTATCTAACGTATCGGCGTAGGCTTCATTAATCATCATTCTGAAACCTATTAAACTATTGATGTTGTTGATGACTTCGTAATCGTTATTTGGATCTGCTACGAAGCTTTTCTTCGTGTGGAAGATAGGATACAAGATATAGTGATCACGAGTCTCTTGAGTACGATTCTCTACTAATGAAGTCAATGTACTATTGACAATAGCGCTGATGTCTACTCTGGGTTCACCATCGATGATATAAACCCGTAAAGTAGAACCTGACACAATATCAGAATTATTTTCATCAGCGAATATAGGAACCGCTACACCTGCTTCAACATACTCTGCTGTTAAACTTTCTAATTGCTTACGTAGGGGGTGATTTTTAAACCGTCCTTGTTTTAAAACCTTAAAGAAGATATCGTCGTTATCGACGACTCTAAATCCATTTCCTTTAGAATTAAAGTCTTTAACAATACGATCATTGGTATCTTCTTCTATATATTTTAAAACCAAGTCTTTTAGCTTGCTAACCATGAGGTTCGTGTCGCACATCTGAACCATTAGGTATTCAGCTAATAGTCTTTTAAAATGTTGTTCGTAGGTCGCTCTTTGTCCACAGATAATCTTAATTAAATCCGTAGAGTCTACGTAATTTAATGCAGCGTAGATTTGATTAAAAGAAATAATGTCTAAACTGTTTTCAGCTCTCTGAAAAGTATTATTAAGTCTAAGCGCTGTTTCAGTGTTACGAGCGTCTAAGTATCGATGACGAGGATGAGCAATGTCGGCAACAGACATACCGTAATAATCACGAGCATACTTGTGAATATAGAAAATGAACTTAGCTAAGTTTTCTAATTTGGTTAATGTATTTTCCATAATAGTTTCCTTTAAAAGAATTGGATAAATCTCACTTTAATAATATATTCGTAAAATAATCTAAAAAAAAAGAAATACTCTCCTCTACCCATTACGGGAGAGGAGAGTGATTTCATTAGTTTGGTTTACGATAGTATTCGTGACCTGCTGTGACTTTGTACGTTTCTACAATCTTTAAGATGGTGTGTCGACGCACTGTAATCACTTTACCTTGGTCATTTGACAAAGAGTAATTACCTGAACGGGTTTTGTGAGCAGGCTTACTGTTGTCTCGTTCAAAGACCACAGTGATTTCACCTGTATCGTTATCTTCTAAGATTTCGTATAGAGAAAACTTAGTGGGATAATCTTGTTTACGTTCAAAGTAAATCAATGGATAAGCAGTAACATTCGGTTCTTGATAAGTCTCGGTTATTGTTTCTTCTGCTTGGTCTTCAGACGTTACAGGTTCTACAGCTTCTTTGACTTCTTCAGTCTCTTCTGTTACTTCTTTAATTCCATTTACGACTTGATTTCGACGAGGACATTCTCTACAAGCTTCAATGAAGATTTGTTCAGACTTTACCTCAATCTCTTTTTTAGTAGGAGAAAGCGCTTCTCCCCACTTCTTAAAGAGATTACCTAAAATTTTCAACATATTACACCTTTTTTTTTAACATTCTGATCTATCATACATGGTGAACTTGTGGATCGTAGGAGTAACGTGCTTAACCGTCATGCCATTTTGATCCTGAAATTCTTTAACCACTTTGTATTCCAGGTGAGGAATCAAGACAAAGTCATCGATAAAACGAGGATGTTTAAGTTGAAGATAATCTTTCCGATGGGAGATCTTAGCCATCGTTTTATCTAAACTCATGTAGAGTTCGTATACTTTACCTACTACTTCATCACCTAGATAAACATCCACGCCTTTAGCAAAATCTTCTTTCAAGAGAGAATGTTGATCTTTCAGATAGAGGTGATCGTGCCAACGTGCATAATCGCGTAAAGTTAATCGATTATCGTAAACGTCTTTTCCTTCACTATCTGGGAAGAAAGCATTGACACTAACAGTAAAACCAAATCCATCTGATTTAGAGTTAGCAAAGCCATCACCAAGCTTACGATCATATTCGCATTTAGTGAAATGATTTACTACCAAGTTAATAAACACTTTAAATTGTTCATCATCTAATTGATAAACCAATTTCAAGAACTTGGTTAATATAGGGTTATTTTCAATACAGATGATTTTCATGGTAAACATGGAACCACTGTAATAGTAGAACTCATTAACCAATGATTCTTTTTCTTCATCAGTAAATTGTTTATCAAATTGATTCAGTTTACCTTCGAGAAACTCAACTACCTTAGGTACTTGAAAGATTTCATTAAGCTTTTTATTGTACTCAAAGTTCCCAATAGGTAAGTTAAAGAATAGTGGGTATTCAGTTAACTTAGAGCAGAATATCATCAAGTTAGCCAAAGGATAAACTGCTTCTCTTTGTTTAGGGGTTAGCATTACCATAATAGTTTCCTTTATAAAGTTGGTTTGGGATATCCAATTTAATAATATAGATTTAAAATATACTATACTCTACTCTCCCTAAGTAAGGAGAGTAGAGCAATGTGTATTATCGTTTCAATTCGTAGAAAGGACGTTTCTTATCACCAAACACGTAGTTGTAGTGATAGATTTCTTTCAAAGTATTTTTAGACAGAGTAACAAAAGCACCAGTAGAATCTTTAATGCGGAATGATCCAGACAGGCTGGCTTCTACAACTTCATCTTTCAGGTGATTGAAGAGTTTGTATTCATCACCATCTTTAAAAATAGAATGGCTATCGATACGGGTTACAAAATTAGCACCTTTACGATAGAAAGCAATAGGGCGGTATTTTGTACCGGCTTTCTCACCATGTACTTTTTGATATTTATCTTGCAGTACATCTCGTGCTTCTAAAACGGTAGACAGGAATTGATTAATGTCTTTCATGGGTAATGAAGAGAACGCCACCATTTGGTGTTTCAAGTCGTCCAATAGATTCATGACACCCATTACAATATCAGCTTTTTTAGTAGCCATTTTCTAATATCCTTTTTGATGTTTAAATGTAAAGAGAATAAGACACTTATTCAGAACTAAATAAGCTCTAAATTAATTTCCAGTACATAAGTAGGATAAAAAATCAAACTCGTTAAGTGTATGAAATTCTTAAACCCAATACATTCCAAAATAGGTAGAGCTAGCTATGGATTTAGAGACACAAAAAGAAATCAGAAAGCTTAGAAAAGACATCAAACATACTTTCGAATTGCTTAAAATAGAAACAGGATGCGATACAGAGAAACTCTTACAGTTTCTATTGGTATCTCGTCCTTTTGAGATTATTTTTCCCTCTCTTCAAGCAACAGAAGGAATGGAAGAGAAAAATCAAAGAATCGATAATATTATCGATTTAATTAAAAGGTATTGTCATCTCATACACGAATTTACGCGTAGAGAGACCATCTTTTATCGTCAAGAAGACAGACAAGTTGTTTATTACTTAGGTAATGCGACCAGTGATAACTTAGCTCGTTGGTTTATGTTTAACATAGGTCGTTATATCTCTGGTGAACAATACAACTTAAAATGTCGAGTAGATAATGTCCATAATCCTAAAGGACTTGTATCTGCATTTATTAAAACGTTCAATTTAGCTTAATCATTAGCTAACTTTTTATAACTAACTTCATTTTAAAAGGATTTTCTGCAATGACAGAACAAAAAATTAAAGTCACGAAACGGGACGGTCACTTAGAAGAATTGGATATTGCTAAGATTCATCGAGTCGTAGAATGGGCAGCAGAAGGTTTGAATGTTTCTACTTCACAAGTAGAGATCAATAGCCACATTCAATTCTATAATGGTATCATGACGTCTGATATCCATGAAACTTTAGTAAAATCTGCGGCAGATTTGATTTCTACCGAAACACCTGATTATCAATACATGGCGGCACGTCTGGCTTTGTTCCACATTCGTAAGATTGCGTTTGGAGAATACAATCCTCCTCACTTGTTCGATCATGTTAAGAAGATGTGTGAATTGGGTTGGTACGATAAGGAACTAACCAATTACTATACTGAAGAAGAGTTCGATGAATTAAACGACTATATTAAACATGATCGAGATTTGACATTTGCTTACGCGGGTATTAAGCAAATGGAAGCGAAGTATCTGGTACAGAATCGTACCGATAAGAAACCTTTAGAATCTCCACAAATTGCATTCATGCTGATTGGTGCGTGTATCTTTAGTGCTTACCCTAAAGAGACTCGTATGGATTACGTGAAGAAATTCTACGACGCATTGTCTTTGTTTAAAATCTCTTTGCCTACACCTATCATGGCTGGCGTACGTACACCCACTAAGCAATTTGCGAGTTGTTGCGTAATAGAAACTGGAGACAGTCTGGACAGTATTAATGCGACTACTTCAGCTATTGTTAAATACATTTCTCAACGTGCAGGGATTGGTATTAATGGTGGTCGTATTCGTGCATTAGGTAGTGAAATTCGTGGAGGCGAAGCTGTACATACAGGCGTCATCCCATTCTGGAAAATGTTCCAAGCAGCCGTTAAGTCATGTTCACAGGGTAAACAATTGTGCCCAGCTTACTAGAAATAGTAAGTAAAAAAATATCGCTCTTAATTGCTGGAAGTCCTTAAAGCGTAAACTACTCGTATTTAAATACAGTGATAATGTTTACGATGTAACAATAGGTAACCAGCAGCTATTAATGTTTATTAGTAGTTCAACGACTAGTCGAAAGACGTACCACTCTAGTGAGGTCTCTGTAACGGAGTTTAGGGAAACAGAGCGACTACTACAGTGGATTAATGTAATCCTCTATGTAGTTTCCTGAAGTTAGGAATCTTACCAGGTAATGCTGGAGAAGAAGATATAGTCTCAACGTTTACCGAAAGGTAAAGCTGTCTATTAAAGACAGAGTATTAGCTAGCGACTAATACTGAAGATATTTTGGCAATTCGTGGCGGTGCTGCTACTTTGTATTATCCTATTTGGCACTTAGAAGTAGAATCCTTATTGGTGCTGAAAAACAATCGTGGTGTAGAAGACAACCGTATTCGTCAATTGGACTATGGTGTACAATTAAATAAATTGATGTATACTCGTTTGATTAAAGACCAAGACATCACTTTGTTCTCACCTCATTCTGTTGATGGCATGTACGATGCTTTCTTTAATGACCAAGAGTTGTTTGAAAAACTCTATACTGAAGCTGAGAACAATCCTTTAATTCCTAAAAAGAAAATCCCAGCTCGTGACTTGTTTAGTTTGTTGATGTCTGAGCGTGCGAATACGGGTCGTATTTACATCATGAATGTAGACCATTGTAATACCCATTCTTCATTCGATGAAAAAGTCGCTCCGATCCACATGAGTAACTTGTGTGTTAGTGGTGATACTTTAATTGCTACTAAAGAAGGTTATAAAGTCATTGGTGAAAATGTTGGTAAGAAGTTTACGGTTTGGAATGGTTACGAATGGTCTGAAAATGTAGAATTTGTACAAACTGGTACAGATACTGATCTGTATCGTGTCACTTTGTCAGACGGTCGTTACTTAGATTGTACGGATTATCACAAATGGATTATTCGAAAAGGTAATGAAACTGATGAAGTTCGAACAATCTATTTAAAACCTGGTAATGTTGTACATGACTTTAAGTTCATGCAAGTTGATGAAGATTTAGCTTGGGAACTGAAAGAGTACTTTAGAAGGAATGAACACCGAACTGAGATTGTCGTAGGTGTAGACGAATTTGATCGTACTAAACACTCTATTCGAATTCTTCTTGATAAAGAACATGTGGATTTCGTATTACCTAAACTAAAAGAATTAGGTGTCCCAACGACGATTGGTGGGATGATTAATGATTCGGGAGATAGTCCTCGAGTATGTCTCTATATCGCTATTGGATATTTAGACTTGGTTAAACGTTTAGATATCTTTAATCGCGATATCTTTGATTACTACGACGAGCATTTTTCTACTGATGAAAAAGTAACCACTATTCGTTCTGTGGTTAAATTAGAAGGTAAACACAATACCTACTGTTTTAATGAGCCTAAACGTCATCTAGGTGTCTTTAACGGTATATTGACTTCGCAATGTTCCGAAATAACACTCCCTACTAAACCTTTAGAAAACATTAATGACGAAGAAGGTTTGATTTCTTTGTGTACTCTAGCAGGGGTAAACTTAGGTAAGATTGAGAAGTTAGAAGACTTAGAAGAAAGTTGTGATTTATTGGTTCGCTCTTTGGATGAATTACTAACTTATCAGAATTATCCGGTACCTGCTGCGAAACGAGCGACTGAACTTTATCGTTCATTGGGTATTGGTGTCATTAACTTCGCTTACTATTTGTCTAAAAATGGTAAACGAATTCAAGATGGTTCTGGTTTAGAGTTAACACATCAAACATTTGAAGCTTTGCAATATTATCTATTGAAGTCTTCAGTACAACTCTCTAAAGAAAAAGGTCCTTGCTTAGGTTTTAAAGATACTAAGTATGCTAAAGGTATTTTACCGATTGACACCTATAAGAAAGACATTGATGCTTTTGCACCATTTAGTCTGCAATACGACTGGGAATCCTTGAGAAAAGAGATTCAAGAGTTTGGATTGCGTAATGCTACTTTATCTACTCAATTTCCTTCTGAAAGTAGCTCTCAAGTCAGTAATGCGACTAACGGCATTGATATCCCTAGAAGTCCTTTAACCATTAAGGCTTCTAAAGATGGTATTCTGAAACAGATTGTACCTGAATACGAACGATTGAAAGGTCAATACGAATACTTATGGGATGACAATAACAACCAAGGTTTCTTGAAGATCGTAGCCATTATTCAGAAATTCATGGATCAGGCTATTTCAACGAATACTCGTTATAATCCTGCTGCTTTGCCTAATGGTAAAGTACCGATGAAACTGATGCTTCAAGAACTCATGCTGGCTTATAAATGGGGTGTGAAAACTCTGTATTATCACCACACGAATGATGGTGCAGATGACACTCAAGATAGTCTTGATGATGGTTGTGCAGGCGGAGCTTGTAAACTGTAAAGTAAAAAAGAAGTTAAGGATTATTATTTAGCTTCTTTTCTATTATGAAAGGAAAAAAGAAAGACAATGCTGATAACACTGTCTTTCTTGGTGTTACTATTTAGTAACGGTAATGGTCGTTAACCCAGGAGTCTAATGATTGACATTCTGCGTACATCAATGCATCCAGTAAATCTTTTTCTTCTTTGGTTATCGTGCCCATTGCCTCCTTTATTTGGAGAATTTGGATTCGGTAACTACGCTCCACATGTTTCACCTCCTTTCTGTAACGTGATTTGCTTGTGAAAGCAGTTACGGTTAAAACGGCATAAAACCCTCTACTCCTGTGTAAGCAGGAGTAGAGGAATGTCGTTTATGTTTTGCATGTTTAATTAATGGAAAGCTTCTCTTAGAAACTCTTGATAGATTTCTTCATTTCCTATTTGATAAAAGAATAGAATAAATCGTTTTAACTCTTTCTCTTCTTCTGTCTTAGGCGAATGAATACCTTTCAAAAGTCCTAATAGATAACCTAATGGTTTATCATTAATGATCGTTTGTAATACTGCACCATTGTAGTATTGATTACCTTTTACTTCACGTAAGCGATTAACCCAAAGACAAGCAATTGTCTCTATTGGGTTTCTAGGCTTAAATGGTTTTACTACATTGGTGTAGAAGTGTACTAATGGCAAAGTCAGTACAGGAGAAAAGGCATGGGCGTATTTTCTCAAGTCTCCTAACTGAATAGCCTTTTGCTGTAGCTTAGGATTCAGCATTTGATAAAAACCCCACCATTCTTTTCATATCTCTTTTTACCTTGTTTCTTGTCAAAATACTTTTCCTTCGAGTATTCTTAGATTTCAAGTAAACAGGTTTAAGATATAGACACATGTCACTACCATCTCCCCATGGAATGAGGCGAGCTTTAGGTGTATCTGCGTAGAATTTCTTAGGTTTAGACATAATAACCTCCTTACTTAAATTTAGAAAATATTCTCATCGCTCTTTTTAGATCGAAAATATATCTTAGTTTAGCCTTTTTGGTTTTTAACTGAACTGGTTCTATTGTCTTTTCCTGTTTCGAATGATCTGTCTTGACAACATAAGTAAGCTTAGGTTGTTTCCTGTATAGTTTTCTAGGCTTAGACATTTGTGCCTTTCTCAAAATTAATGACGATTTTGTAGGTATGCTTGATGCTTAATTCATCTACAAAACCAAATTCAGCAATCAGTTTGGCAATACGTTCAGTTACAGGATAGTTAGGATCGTAAGGAACATAATTACGATGTTCTTTATAGAAGTGATCTTTCTTATTACTATCAGATAAACCACAGAAGCTAAAAGACATGAAGTTATAGAAGTTAGCCCATGTCTCGTAATAGTCTACGGTTAATTCAGCCGTAATGACTTTAATGTTTGATTTAGAAACTTCTTCTTCACCTTTGTATTCACGCATGGCGTGATAATCCATATTCCACTTAGCATTGTTTTCTTTAAGAAAGATTTCTATAGAATTATTCAATGCGTTATAGAATTCTTGATCCATTTGATTATCGACGTTTAATGACATTTTGATTTCCTTTTAAAATAGAGTTAGAGTACTCACCTAGATAGTATAGGTTTAAAATAAATTAAAAAAAATAGAGATACCTGATTAGGATATCTCTATTCTGTATTATGCAATAGGAGTCCGAGACTCTTTATCTACTGTATTACGATAGTGCTCTACTCTTTCGATACAGTATTCGTATGCTGTCACGATAAATATATCGAATTCACGATCATCTAACTGGTAGAAGAAACAGAGGAATTTCTTTAATTCTATTTCTTCTTCAGTATCAGGAACATTGACATTATCCAGTACTTTCTTCAGATAAGCCATGTCTTTATTATCAGTTAAATCACGAAGCACTTTTAAGCTAAAATGTTTACTGGTTTTCATGGATTTTAACCGACTCAACCACTCTCGTGAAATCTTGCTGGTTGGATGGATCGATTTTATCATTTTCTCTGGTGGGACATAGATGTTATTTAAAGTATAGCCTCTTACTTCCTTAATGACTTCGATCATCGCCATCGCATCACCAAGAACCAATGCTTTATCTACTTTAGAAGGTTTTAGTACCATGTTGTCCTCTCTTTAAAATTCAGCAATCAGTCTACGATCGTCAGGATAGAATTCAAACTTCTCATTTTCATGAATCGTCCAAGCTTCTGTTTCTACATACTCTTGGTTTTCAGTATTGTACGCCAATATTTCTTTAGTAAATTCTATCCAGAGATAGACACCTGCTTCGTCTTCCTCTTCTAAAGCCATGTTGACAATACTGTAGCTTTCAAACTTTTCAATAATCTCGTCAATACGAGATCTTTCCAATGTGTCTTTATACACTCTCATTATGTTTCCTTTACATTAGTTAGTAAAAAATAAAGTAGAGAGTATTACCTCCCTACTTTATTCATTAGATTAGAAATTGGTTTGCAAGATTAACATTTTCAAAACTTGCTTATCTTCTACTGTTTCGAAGATAGGAATCAGTTTACCTAAGTTACGATACTTCATGACCTTAAAGTAATTTTTATTCGTTTCTTCTTCCCAATAATGTTTCAATGCTTGAGTAGCAGGATAATCACTACTTGGTTTAAACTTAGCAATGATGACTTCACGAGCATCTTGATAGTCTAAAGTAAATCCGTACGAGAAACCTAATTTATGTTTCTCTAATTCTTCATCAGGTAATTGCGAAAACTCGTAAATCTTACCTAAATACTCTCGACTGTAATAAACAGGAATCAGTCTACTTAATTCTCCCACTGGAGTTTTAAAGAAGTAGATCATGAAATCATTTGCGTCAATGACAGGTAATCCTGCAAACTTACGTTTGTTTACATGAGCATTTCGAGTAGTTCGAGAATAAGCAATCCTAAAGAGTAATTCGCTACGTACGTCTTCTACAAACTGTTTAAATGCTTCCTCTGTAGTCAGTTCATAATAACTCATTAAGAACTGTTTGAAGGTCAGCATTCTAGAACGTTTATAAGAAACCATGTTCTCTATTCTAGGATAGTTTACGAAAGACTTAGGAATGAACTCTATACTGGTTTTCTTCAGCAATCTATCTACTTCTGCACAAAATGTACTACCCTCTCCATTCTCTCTTAACTTATCCAAATGAGCAATCCAATCCCTAATCAAAACAGTTTTTGTTTTGGTATAAGGAATGTTGCTTTCACCCTTACGTTTCTCTATTTCCTCATCGGATAAATAAGAATCGTACAAGGTATTCCAAGTATTACCATTTAAGATAATGTCAGACAATATAGTTGCTAATCTAGTTATTGCTTTAGTCATTTCGACTTTCCTTTCGGTTTAAAATTTAAGAAGCTTTATTTAAAGTAGCCTTCTTCTTACTACTCACTTTAATAATATAGATTAAAAATAAAATAGACTACTAGGTTTTACCCTAGTAGTCTACTCTATATTTCTTTACAATTCAATATCTGCTAAGTCATCACTATCCAAAGAAGAATCGACTTGTCCTACTAAGTAAGACGAAATTTCTACTTCTTGAGGAGCGACTTGTACATTATCAGAAGTTAACCAAGTATTAATCCAAGGAATTGGATTAGAATTTGCATTCGGGAAGATAGGTTCTAAACCTACTGCTTTCATGCGGTGGTTGGTAATGTAATCAATATATTGACAAAGAATAGTTTCATTCAAGCCAATCATACTACCATCTTTAAAGAGGTATTTAGCCCAGTCTTTTTCTTGCTGTGCTGCTTCTCTAAAGATGTTAATACATTCTTCTTTAGTCTCTTCAGCAATCTCTTTCCATATACTTCCTTCGGCTCCGGAAGCTAATGTATTGATAATGTGCTGAGTTGTAGTAAGGTGAAGTGCTTCATCCGAAGCTGTCCGCTATGGTCGTTAATCATAGCCGGTGTGCAAAGACACCCGCCCAATATCACTACTGGGGTCAGACTATATCATGATCTATAAATGAATACAGACCCTCTGCGTTTGGCGAACTAAACAATTGTCCGCTACTCTACTCTCCCCAATAATTGGGATTTCGATAGTCGTTAGAGTTGTCAGTTTAAATGTCAGTTTAAATAAAACACATTTAAACATCTTTACTACGGGATTGTCTCTTTGAGAGTTTCCCCGTTTAGCAGAGTTATTCGACTATCATCACTGATAGAAGCCGCAATGAAGTTTACGGGCGATTAATTTAATGATCTTAGCATTACCTTCCATGAGTTTGCGCTCGGCGAAACTGAAACTCGCGGCGAACGATGCGTAAAAACGAATGGCTTCCAATACATTCACTACAAACATGCAAAGATAGAGTTTCTTCATCAGTTCACGTTTAGTAACAGTAATGGTTTTAAAGGAATCGTATACTACACCATCAATCCGTTTACTGATTTTAAACTCGCCTTCACCAAAGAGATTGTAATACTGGGAGTACTCGATCAAGTCATCGTAGTAATGGGTAATAGCATCTGCACGTTTCTTGATTTCTTCATTTACAACAATGGTATCGAACTCTACAGTAGGGTCTACCAGTACGTTACGCATGATGTAAGTGTAAGAATAAGAATGGATGCCTTCGAAACTAGTCCACCATAGTGTCCAATGCTCTAATTCAGGGATAGAGATCAAAGGTAAGAATGCAATAGCTGGGCTACGTCCCTGCACACTATCCAAAAGCGATTGGTAATCTAAGTTTCTCAGGAAAATATGTTTCTCATGCTCCGGTAATCCTTCAAAATCAATACGGTCTTTAGACAGATCGATCTCTTCAGGACGCCAGAAGAATGACTTTTGTTTTTCAGCCAATTCGTTATAAACATTGTATTTGGCTTTATCGTATCGTTGTAAGTTAATAGATTGCCCTAAGAACATGCTCTCTTTAGTAGCGTCATTAGGTGTTTGGTCAAATACTGAAAATTTCATAATAGTTCCTTTACTAATATAAACCTAAAGCTGTTTCTATTTCAGACATAGAACAAGCTAAATCTACATCCTGTCCACCTATTGACACTCTGGTATTAGGAAATGGAAGTGTCGGATAGGTTCCTTCTGTTCTAGATGTACTTATAGAGAATCCACTATAAAGTCCACCTAAGTATCGAGTAGTATCACCATGTTTTTCTACAGTAATACTGACTAGCTTCTCTTCTTTAATATTAGCGATTCTTAGATACTGATGTGCGTTAAAGTATAAGTCACGCAGATTCGTATCTATGGTAACTACCTTATCTTCTAAAGCTCTAAATAATAGACCCATTCTTTCTTCATTAAGATTATCTTTATCTTTCTCTTCTCCAAAGGTTAGGTTTAACATGTAAACAGAAGAGTAATCAACATAGGGATTATTGTTCTCTACTTCAGCCATTTCCTTAGGTTCAATAACACTTAATACGATTTTTGAAGACGGGATAGTTATTTTAAAAGAAAGGGGTTTCCCACCAATATCAAATCGAGGCATTTTAATCAAATGATCTAGTGTGTAACAGTCATTTTCTTTAAATACATGCATGTTATAAAGTTCTATATGTTTACCTAACTCTATATGCCCATCCAACCTATCGCTTAAGTAGTAAAAACATAAAGTAAATAAACTTCCTGCCAACGTTAATATTTCTATCTCTTTTTCATTGAAAGAAAGGTTATGTGGATTAAATGGACTTTCAAGATAATCCTCACTATTGAAAACACGTTTTTTAACATGCATTGCTAATAAAAAGAATATAGTATCTCTGATATTTTCTGGATATCTAGAAATAATATCGAAGTCTTCTTTATCAAGCCATAGTGGGTGATGCTCACTCTCGTCTACAAAATAACTAATGAGGACAGGCTTTTCTTCATCTTTACCATTTTCATTAGGACGAGTTAAGACCTCAGTATTTTCAATTTTAAAGCGATCGAATATACCGCGCTCTTTTAGAATATCATGTGTTACGGTAAGGTACTGAGTCATCTTGTTTACTACGTTTGTTGCTTTACAATACATAATTCTATCTCCAAAATAGTTTAAGAAATCATGTAATGGAATTCTTCCATCGTACAACGAATACGAATAGTGGTTTCACCATTTGTAATTTCTAATACTGGGAATGGTCTTTCTTTAGTATTGCCATTAGAAATCGTTCTTGCTTGGATATTATTTAAACGAAAAGTATAAAGAGAAGATTCTCCCTCTTTATTCTCTAAACGAATATAAAGAATCTCTTTTTTCTTTACATTGATTTCTAAATACTCTCTGTTAGAAGACTTCGTTATAAATAGGTCACGAATAGAAGTATTTGTAGTGAATCTTATCAATCGAATCTCTCTTAATACTTCACTCATGGCATCTTCTTCTAACTCATTAAACTCTATATCGAATTTAATAAAGTTATCTTTAATGCTTGGTACTGAAATGAAGTAATGGGTATTATCTTCTTTAATGGAATCTGAATCGATATAGTAATCATCGTAAGCTTCGTTAATCATTGCTACATTAAAATCAATACCTAATAGGTAATCTAAACGATAACGATATCCACGATCTAAATTACGATAATCTAAAGCATTTGGATTTTCTTCTCTTTGTGTGGCTAAGTAGAAATGAACCAAATGGATAAACTGAATGAGTTTATCGTAATCAAATTCAAAATCCGTATATTCTTCTACATCGATTCGGTATTTAAATATACTTTCTGCAAACAAGAGAAAGGTTACTAAGTCTTCTCTTATTTTAGCTAAGTGTTCTAATTTATCATTGTTGATACTAGAGTAACCAATACAGACATCGAACACTTCTTCTAGGTTGTAGATTTTTGTTTTGAAGAAACTAAAAGGAGTCCAATTCTTTTCTTTCGTTCTGATTAGACTAACACTTCTAATTTCTAGACTTTCGTATTCGTTAGAACTCTCTTGTTCAATACTTATTGTTTTTAAAGCTTTCATTTTCTCAAATTTGTATTTGAGATCTTTCTCGATATGGTCGTCGATAGCTTGTAAAAGCTTTTCATGATTCTGTTTAGTTAATGTTAATTTCATGATGATTTCCTTTTATTAGTTAGTGTTAGAGTAGACGTTTATATTCGTCTAAGTAAATAGGTTTAGGAGGATGATTTTGCTTACACCATTCGTCCCATATTTTACTTTTTGGTTTTAATATCTTTATAGATTTCTCTACTCGCAACATGAAATCACGAGGATAAGTTGGACTATTGAGATCTACATTGAATGCTTCTCTTTTGTAAATAGCCATAACTGCTTCAATATAGCTATTAAGAGATCTTCTTTTAGATAGTCTAACTCTCTTCAATTTCAGTCTTTTGCTTTGCATTTAAATCCTCCATTACTTTGTAGAGTTTTAAATTATCTTCATCTAACTTATCTTTCAATTCTGGATTTTCATTCATGAGTTTATTGATATCTACCCAACAATAAGTCCAGTCACTTTTACTCTCTTGAAAAGACTTTTTCATCTCGCTTATAAATCGAGTATAAAATAATCTGAAACCAATACTGGCTTTCTGTTTAGTCTTTCTGTTTTTGTTGTATCTCTTAAAACCACCTATTCTCTTAGTCTTAAAAGAATAAGTTGAATAGGATTTGGTATTCTTTCTAAACTTCTTAGATATAGACATTTTGCTCTCCTAATACTCTAGAGTACTGTTTAGGTACTCTAGAGATATTTTGGTTTAGTCAATTAACCTAACATGCCTTTTAAAGGTTTGTTTCAACAGCTTCGGCTTCTTCTTTAGACAAGACAACTACACTACGCTCTTTTAAAGCATCTGGTGTCAAGTTATCTTCGTCGTCTACTACCACTACCCCTTTAGGTGGCCAATCAACATCATATACTTCTTTCAATTCCTCTTTTGATACAGCACGGAATTGTTTATAAAAAGCTTTACGACCTTCGATACGTGCTTTGACCTGATTCAGTTTAAAATGACGATGGTTCATGTTACTCTTCCTCTGTATCGGGTTGTTCCTCACGAGGATAGTTACGGGTTTCATCACCGGCTTCTTCGCCAAAACGTGGTAATACTTCTTCTACTACGCGTCCCATGTTAAATACTCCTTAAGTGTTAAATGAATGGGTTTATAAAGGGATTTCTGAAGGATCACAATAGTGTTCTATTGCTTCTTCAGGATTTACTGTTGGAATGATCTTAGTGATCGGGAAAATGCTTTAAGGTTTCTAACAGGGCTTTCTCGTAAGTATTCTCTGTATTGAAAACCATATTGACTGAATAGGTTTGATCACCCACTTTAAAGTATACATTGATTGTACTGTCTTCAATAGAATTGAATTTTAATGTCAAAGCTCGTTTATCTTGATCACCTATTAGAGTACGGATATCTGAAGAATCTAGACCTAATAGATCGAATAAACGATACTTATTATTGTCTTCTTTCTCTAGCTTGTATTCGCCTTTTAAAACTAAACCATACAAGAATAACTCTAATCGGAATTGATCAAAATCATCTTTATAGATGTCGGTATAGCCTTTACTTCCAATACGATCTACTACATTCATACTGGCTTTAAGATTATCTAAGATATTGAGAAAGTTTAGATTCTCTAAGAAAGAGTCTTCTGCGTTGTAAGTTAAGTCTCTTTGTAAAGTTGTATGTCCTAATGTTGCTTGTTTAACCAACTTTGTTTCAGAACGTTCTGTTCCGTAGAATTTGGTTAGGATTTTGTTTACCCATTGATTTTGTATCAATGGAATATGTTTATTCACATTAGTTTGGTAATAAGGATGGTGTTTTACAGACTCTATACTGTATTTATTTAAAGCTAAGTACTTCTCTTTAATTCTAGAAATATCCTTAGATGTAAATAAAAGTCTTTCTAGAATAATGTCTTTAGAAGTCCCTTTAAGTAAAGTTGAAATTTCGAATTTCATTTTGATTTCCTAAAAAAGATAGAATAAGTCAGAATAGACTTCTACAGGACTATGGATATCCATAGTCCTGTATTAGTCTTAAAGTATTTTACAAAAGGTCTTGAGACAAACCTATGCTGAACATAGTGAATGTTAAGACAATGGATGATGCGATAATAATCATGATTTGTGTATCCTAAATATATTTTAATGTATAGTGCTACACATTAATAGTATATATTCAACTAAAATCAGAATTCTTACGCATGTCATCTAAAAGTGGGAGAAGAATATGACGTTTAATGTCTGGGTCTTGATATTCTTGTGATAGTGCCATTGTCTTATCGACTTCTATTCTAAAAGTATCCTCTCTGGAAGGCGCTGAGATACAATTAATAACAATCTTGTAAACAACATCTACAATGATATCCAAGGATTCTTTATTGAGGACTACGTGATCTCCAAGACGTTCTAGTTTATTAATAGCACTAAGTATTTCTTGATCTGTCACTCCCCACTTATTACTGTACCCTTTATTAACATAGGTGTTTACCAAATCGTCTTCAGATAACCTTCTACCATGATTACCAATATTAGTAGTCGAATTATTTTCACCATCGGTATAAAAAGAAATATATAAGAATTTAGTACCTAATGGAAAATTAGTACTACTAGCATCATTAAACACATCTAAATATTTTTTAGGTAGTGGTTCGTATCTCATTCTTAAAAGACAACTTGATCTAATCGATCCTAATAAATATCTTACTATTAATTCAACTATAGATATAGGGATGAAGTGATTCTTTGTTGGAAGTACGCCGTATTTCTGTCTAAATCTGTCCGAAAAACTACTATCATCCAAATAACTTCTAAGTCCTGATAATTCATTATATTTATCAGAGTATCCTTCCTTGAATAATTCCTTTCCACGCTCTATTATTCTTTCGACGTATTTAGGATTACCTAATAAAATAGCCTCTTCACCATTTAAATTATGGTAAAAGCCCAATCGACCTCTACTCGGATCATTGTCATCAGCATTCTCGCTTTTTATTTCTAACTTAAGTTTTCCTTCCATTGTTTTGTCATTACCAGTTATAGGACTTAGAACGTTATAGATATCATTGGATGGAAGGAAATCCATCATTACGGTACCAACTAATTTAGATCCAAAAATAGGGATATTAGATACCCTTATACCTCTACCACCTAGAACTTTTACCAGAGGATTGTATCTCGCTAATTCATTAAGTTTAAGACCTAGATTGATAACAAGATATCTCATCAAACTTTCGGCTGTTATAATTTCACCTCTTTCTACACCAGTAGGTCTGAAAAAGTACTTATCTCTATCATGACTAACAGGATCCCTTTTCATCAATTCTAGATAGTTAGCTTTTTTAAATATATTGTTCGCCAATATTGTTTCAGCAGGACCAGTAGGTAGCCTGGTTGCTCTTTTTACAACTGGAAGTATTCTTTCGATAATCCACCCTAAGTCAGTACAGAACTTAATCGCATCAGCTCTATTAGTTCTAGATGTTAAAGTTGTATTTCCTTCGAACTCTATTGAAGAAGAATAGACAGCGTATCTCATGAAATACTCTTGAATCCATTCAAGATCGTTATTTAAAGGTTTAAAGAATAATCCGTAAGATGCATGATCGTAAGGCTTGACTCCATTGATAGTATAGTAATTTCTGATATTATCAGCTTCTATTCTGTCTCTGGTTAATTGTCCTGTACGTTTAATTTCTCTGGCTATTTCTAATATTTTATTACGTGTAGTGAAGTAATGACCACTTGTATCGATTATATAGTAATAAGGATTCATGTAGTGAACAGTAGTATTTTTGCTTGTTTTTATACAGTTTTCACGAGTCTGAGTGGTTCCGAATGGAGCCATTTGATTAATCTCTCTGACTAATTTAAAGAAATCGGCTCCTAAGCCATACATCAATTTATTAATATTGATTGCTGATTCCACATATCTCTTATAATACAATTCATTTTTCTTAGTATAGTCATCTCCTTCTGCGGACACTATTTCTGTAGATTTTGCATCGTAACCTTCGATGTTATATGTTTTTCGATAATTAATAACTTTTATTGGTGACCAGATATCTCTCATTTCTCCGGTTTGAACCATCTTATACACGTACAATGTATCTGGTTCCTTGTACGGAATAAATTCGTAATCGTAATAATCATTCATCCTAAACAAGTGGTTATTAATATACATTAATAACATCGATTTATCGACACTCTCCCTAATCTCTATCCCTAGTGCATTTAACTGATTATTATCCATGCTACTCGCTCGTTTTGTCTTTGCAACAAAACTTTCGAGGTAAGTAAATAATTCGTTAAATATACCACTTTCTGGCATATCGTATTTTTTCTGGTCTGCTGTACGCACGACACCATTTCTATCTAAATAAGCCATTTTTCATTACCTCTAAAATTAAAAAAAAAAATAAAGTATTACTGAGTCATACGAAATCTTAAAAGAGACACTAGGTTAATCCCTAGTGTCTCTTTATTCTATTTACCAAATAAACTCTTCACCTGATTGTCCTTTAGGAGCAAAGATGACTTGATTGGCTTTATATCGACGTTTGCGATTATAGTTTTTCAATGTCACACCTTCATCATTGAAACCAATCACTGTACCAACGTCAAAGAGGTTTTCCTTATAAGTAGGATACCAAACCTTATCCCCTACTTGGATATTTTCAAAACGCTCTTTTTGAATTTCTTTATCCTCTTTAGAAAGACTCATTTCTTTATACCAGTAAAAAGCAATAGAAGGAGAAATAGTAGCAAACCAAGGAATCTCATTAGACCAATAGCTGGTGATCAAATTCAACCAGCCTACTTGATAGGCTTCTTTATCATTGACCATTTCATCAATGTCGTAAACACGAGATTGTTCTTTAGTGCGATGTTTATTCTCGTATAAACCTTTAAAGAGATCAATCATGTATTCCTTCTCAGTACTACGAGGAATGATACAGAATACATTGTAGGTTTTACCACCTAATTCCATAGGAATAGTTTCCATCTTATACTCATGGAAATTCTCTTTCATGAACTTCCAAGTATTAGGAATCGCACCGAATTCATATTCGGCAGAACCCATGTAATCGAAAGACACGAAGTAATCAATGCCTTTACGACTTTCTTTGAATTCATTTGGGATGTGTTTCTCAACACGCTGGATGTAATAATTCTGGTTGTTGACTAATGTTAACATAATAATTTCCTTTACAAAGTTAGATTAAATTTAAATAGGGTTACCAAATAGATTATAAGTACTGTACTTAGCTGTGTAGCAAGGTTTATTTATATTCGATACGGTTTACCGAGTAAACAATATCACCCATGGCGCCAATATCGTCTCGAACACCAATCACGGTATACGTTAGACCTTGATCAATATATACCCCATGACTGTATTTAAAATAGCATTCAGGAATACCAAAGTCTTCGTACCACATTCGGATATTAGGAATCTCTACTTTACCTGATTCTATATAGATCATACAAAGAATCAGTAAGGAATAATATCGAGAACATTTCTCCAACATACGAGGATTGCTTATTTTACAGCTTTTATACATTTCTCGTATATTCAATAAAGAATACACCAATGCTTTAATCGCTGTATTACCAAATCGTTTAGCAATCTCGTAAGGTGTGGATAATAGATGTTCTTTATTCGCTTCAAAATAGAAATCTAACGTACTAATATCCGACTTAATGAGTTTCTTCTCTTTAAAGAAGAAATACTTTTTGTCTGTAGAATAGATATCAATCCCATGTCTGAATCCCGTATTATCCAAAGCTCTGACTTTGAAACTCAATCCGTGTTTTCTGACATGTTCTCGATACTCTTTGACAATCATTTTAGAGAGTACTTCAATCTCTTCTTTTAAGTCTTCTAAAACGACTCTTTTCAGATAAGACTTAATGACAAACTTAGACATCTTAATACTCTCCATTATTTACGTTTTGGTTTTAAGGTAAAGAAATAGTGACGACCTACTTTACGAGAGAGTTTCGCACGAGGAGCAGGCTTCTTTCCTGTAGAGAAAAAGATTGCATGACGAGAAGTATCATTACGCTTATCCATCACGTGCTGGAAATACTTCTTACGAGCTAAAGACATGATCTCTTTCTCTTTATTCGGATTGAATACTCTTCCACCTCTTAAAGAGCGATTACGAAACCATTGGAATTGTCCTTTAGAAGCCACTACTTTCTTTACAGAGTTAGCAAACTCATGATGCTCTACTCGATTGAGAATCACATCGGCTACAGCTTCCTTACCTTTAATACTCTCACCTTGAGCTTCGTAGTATATAGCCATGGCTAAATACTTTACCTCCTCATTGGTATTGGCTATTGCTGGCTTAAAAGTCAATGCCAATGAAGACAGAAGGATCCACTTTAATGCTTTATTTGCTTTCATGATGATTTCCTTTACTAAAAATAGATTATACAAATTAAAAAATGAAATACACTCCTGCACCTATTAAAGGGCAGGAGTGTATTCTAGAGTATGGCTAATTAGCCACGGATTTTAGTAGTAGCCGGAGCAGGTTGTACTTCACGTACGATTACTTCGCGTACTACTTCTTTAACCACAGTTGGTTGAGGTACCACAACCGGTACACCACCAAATACGTAAGAGACACCAACAGCGGCACCTACGTTCTTACGGGTATCGAAATTGACACCGGCTTTAGAAACCCACTTGCCAGATTTGCTGATGTGAGCTACACCCAGAGCGATGGCGCCTTCGTGTTTGAAGTAGCCTGCACCTGCGCCGATAGAGGTTTGGCCAGGGGCATGTGGTTGTGGTATTGCTGCAATCGCATTCGCGCCAGCAATACCAGCACGTGCTTCACGACGAGCGTCGTGGATCTCTTGTTTCAGGCGAGCTTCACTGCTGGATACGCCACGTACCAATTCAGTCAGGTTATTGATACGATCGGTATTGGCAGCAATGTTACCGGCGTTAGCATTCACACCATCTTTCAAACCAGCAATGGCTTTGTCTTGGTTTTCGTTCCAAGTAGTGTGTTTGCTGTCGGTAGCTTCGTTAGCAGCTTTGTTGTCGGCAATTTGTTGGTCTTGAGCAGTGTTCCATGCGTTTTGCGCTTCTCCTACTTTATTCAGGTTACAATTTGCTCAGTATTGCCGGCGATTTTGTTGGCGTTGATCGCTACGTCATCTTTCACAGCAGCCAGGCCACCGTTCAAGCTTACGATGTCTTTAGCGTTTTGTGCTACTTTGTCAGCTACTACGTAGAGTTGAGAACCGTTTACAGCGTCGGTAGAGTTAGCAGTCACACGACCAGCCGCTACGTTAGTAACAGTACGTTCACCACCTTTGCTACCTACAGAGACAGTAGCTTTAGGACGATGGGCTTGGAAGTTACCGAATTTGGTACCATTCACTTCAGCGTTTACCGTACCTACGGCAGCTTCAGTAGTAGAACCAGAACCAATCGCTACATCGTGGTTGTTGGTTGCAGTAGCACCTTGACCCAAAGCAGTGCTGAAGCGACCGTTAGTGATGGCACCATTACCTACAGCAGTGCTTTGATCGGCAATGGCTTTAGTACCAGAACCCAGAGCGGTAGATTGACCGCCCAATGCATTGGCGTGGAAGCCTACAGCTACGCCGGCACCTTTAGTAACCAGAGCGTGAGCACCGATAGCGGTACCTGCGTCACCGTCGTCACCAACGGTAGCACCTTTACCGTAAGCAGAACCACTGTAAGCACCTACGTAAGTATCGCTACCTACTGCAGTAACGATATTGGCGATACCTTTGGCGTGAGGACCTACTACAACAGATTGGTTACCGTTTACAATGTTTTCATGACCGGCTACCACATTCAATTTACCTGCTACGGTACCATGGATACCAGCAGCAGTATTAGAATCGCCTTCTACAGCGAGGTCAGTACCGGTAACGGCATTACCAGCACCAGTCACGATGTTTTGGTCACCAGTGACTGTGTTAAACTTACCGTCAACGATATTCTCTGCATGAGCAGAAGAGATAGTGGCAACGATAGAAAGTGCGATCAGAGATTTTTTCATTTCAATTTCCTTTTAAGATGGATAAAGTAAAACGTCATTACGTTTTCCCGAACTATTCTCATTAAAAGAATAATCCCGTAATGACTACGGAGAGGCTTAACAAACATTTACGGATTGAAATTAAGGATCATTCCTCAATTCCACTAAAATGGTATAGATTTGAAATATTCTAATTTACATGGTGTACTTTCCATTTCTATACTTGACCTCCTCATTATCTATCACTGAATCCGTATCAGGTTTATAGGTCTTTTTGAAATTCTTCATTTTACGAGGTTCTTTATATCCGTGATAGAATACGGTTTGACCTCCAAAGATTTTATTAAAGGTAATGACTACCATACCTATAATCAAATAAAAGAAATTTAGTACTAACTTAAAACGAGTGAATAAACACCAAATAAAGAATGCGAAGATGAAAAGCTTAATCATGTTAAAGTTCCTTATAAAAGTTAGATTAGAAATAGTTTAAATAGGATTACCTTACGCTTAGGTAAAGCCACTTTAATAGTATAGGTTTCAGTAAATCTATAAATACGGCATAAATCCCTACTCCCTTCCTAGTTAGGGAAGGGAGAGGGGGTATGTAGTTTAAGAATAGTCTACAAAACATTCAGGATCGATTTGTAAGAAAGCACTTTCTACATACACGTCAGGTAGATCAGATTGATCTGTCATGACTAAGTAATCAGTCGGTACGATCTCAATCTCTCCCGATACAGTATCGACAAAGATACTCTCTTAGATTACAAGGTGCGAAGAAGACATTATGTTTCTCTAACCACTGAATGGTTTCATTCATTTCTGTAAATCGAATATAAGAAAGAATCTTCATGATTGAAATTAATCCTGTTTATTAAATGTCTTAAATAAACCAATAGAAGTCGCTAACATCACTTTCTTATCTGTATCGACTAAATCATGGTTAAACTTCCAACCTAATCGAATACGTAAGCAACGAGACTTTAAGAAAGGATATCGATATACTAAGTAATATTCGAAGATACCATTAGAAGCGACTTGGAGGAGTTGTCCTGCTTCACGCTGATCTGAAGTATAAGGATTACCAAACGTTTTAATCGGTCCATGTAAGGTAGTCCCACAAACATCATAATCGAATGTATAACCTTTGTTACGACAAATCCAGAATACTCGACGAATGAATACTGACCAATAGTCTTCATTAGGATGTCGTTTCAAATGGAATTCATCTCCATCAATTGGATTGTCATGCGTTAAGAACCATTTAAAGACAACAGGTATTTTACCCTTATAGCCATCTCGCATAGAGAACCAAGCAATCAATGGAGAGAAAGTAATGGTCAATACATTCACGAGCATGGAAGCAATGAACATAAAGAAATAAATTACTACTACAATCGCAAATTTCTGTTTTAAGGTTTTATCCATTTAACCTCTTTTTATAGTTTTGGTATTAAATAAACTTCACATCCTGTACGAATTCTACTTGATCACGAGATTCTGGATCTTGTTCGTAGAAAGTAATCTCAGGAGGAATCACGTCATTCATGACTTCTTGAGGAATGACTTGTACATCTTTACCTTTCAAGAGATCAGGATTACGATTCAAGAATACTCTCAATTTATCATAGATGGCTTTACGTGCTGTAAATCCATGTGCATCTCCTACTCGAGTGGTTTTGTGACCAATATTGACTTTATCACAGCAACCATCGATATCGCCTTTATCCGCATAAGCATTGATTCCATTACGAGACCAGAACCAATAAGCTGCTGCTGTACCTAGGTCTTTCTCTAAAAGTAAGTGAGGAGAAGTAGAAGGCAGCATATTGCGAGAACGGAAGAATTCCATGTAGTTGGTTTTACCCGTTACTTGAATCGGTCCTTTACCAGAATAGTTCCAACCATCATCACTAGACTCAGGACCATTACCCATACGGTTAGCATAGCAATGGTTTGCAATAGCACGAGGATTCTTAGCAATAGCCAAAGCTTTCGCATTAGGGGTACCATTAGGGTTAGCGTAACGTTTAGGCCACGTACGCGCTAAGCCTTGTGCCGAGTAGTTTAAGTTTTCTTTCAATACACGCAGGTAATTCGATTCGATCATGACATTGGCTAAGAATGCCGCTACACGATTAACGGTATTGACACTATACTCATCTGCATACTTAGCAAAGTAAGGTGCCCATTCAGTAGCAATATTGACAGAACATCCTGCTGCAGATAAAATCTGTTTCCAGTTTTCAGCTTTCATTTGTTTTACCCTTTATCTTAAAGATAAAAATAATACAGGTTACTACTCTCTACCTAATTTAAAGGTAGAGAGTAGAGGTAGACTAAATTAATTGTGGAAGTAGTTCAAGAGGCGAGTTTTAGCACCTTCAGAGAAACCATATTCCAAAGCTTTAGTCATGTCAATAGAAGTACGAAGATTCTTCTGGCGAGTCATCGGATCTTTCAGAGAAGTCAACATGTTCATCAAGTTAGCATAGCAACGTTGAGAAACAGGATCCAATACCAGATTTTCTTGGAAACGAGAAAGGTTCAAGAATCCCAATACTTCAGGTTCGTCACACATCAATTGCAACAAGAAGTCCATGGAGTAACGGAAGGAAGCAGAATCCGTTTTGGTAATGATGTCCATGATGTTGTAATAGAGACCTACTTGCATAGCAGGACCTTCATTGACTACGAAGTTCTTATCACCCATCAGCGTAAGGATGTGTCCATTGAATTGCTTCATTTTAGCCACATAGTCAATAATACCAGACAAACACATTTGTGCAGTGGTAGAAACATGTTTAAAGACTTCATCTTGAGATAAACGATCGTAGGTATTGTTGTACGTACGATTCTTATCCAAGTCTTCCAAATCACGCACACCATCTTGTTGGGATTCTACGACGACTTCAGGTACGACTGGTTTAGCTCGCATGTCGATTTCGTAGAGAGCAGGCTCCAAGTAATCAGGATCATTCGGATCCAATACTTCTTCACTGCTAGGTGCATCTAAGCGATCTTCATTCTTAGGTTGATTTGCTTCTTGTTCTGCTTTCTCTTGAGCTTCCAATTCAACTTCTTCCTCTTCACGAGCTTTACGCTCTTCTTCTTGTCGTTGACGACGATTCTTATTGAAGTTTCGATCTTGGTTTTGACGTTGGTAGATTTGTTGTTTAGTTTCTGCCATGATAAGGATCCTTATTTAAAAAAGTGTATAAAATAGTTTTACATAGATTTGTAAAAAAGAAGTTTGCGCTAGACTTCATAGGTTTAACCAAATCCTTATTTAAACCAAAAAAAAGAATATCCCTGTAATAGGAATACTCTTTTATTAGTAATCAGGAAATTAATCCTGATTACCGAATACCACTTCGTTGATCATTCGAGTAACGATCATTACTACACCTGGCAGTACTACAGTCCACATGGATGCTTGTCCAATAGACTTCATCAAGCTACCA